AACTCCTCGGCGCGCGCCCTGTTGGTGTTCGGCACGGCTCGCATAAGCTGTTGTACTGTAATCTTGAATTCCATATCTCAGTCCTCCATGTTCTGTTCCTCGTCATATACTTCAGGCTCGTGGTACTGCCTGTAGTGGTGTCCTCTTCCAAGACCCTCGACAGCCTCGCCGATGGCCTCGCTCTTGGCCTTTATCAGCCTGCCAAGGAAGCGGATGAAAGCACGCCAGGCATCTGTCAGCGACAGCTCTATACCCATCTTCACATACGCCACATGGCCAACGATGCTTGCTATCTCACACGCACAGCCGATGCCGAGACCCATCGCCGATGCCCAGACGTGGGAGCATATATCCATCGGCTCAGTGACGGCAAGCCCGACAAACGCACCGATGGCAAGATAGGTGAGGTAGTCAATTGTCTTGTTGGCCGTCCGACGTGCAGCCCGCGAGAACCGCCACTTGTATTTGTCGGCAAGAGTGGCATTCCCAGCCTCCTGTGCCTCCTTGCGCCGTAGCTTAGCCTCAGAATATCCCCACCACAGATCGGCGAGGATAAGGACAATGGAACATACGAACATGTATCTCAGATCGTGGAGCACGTTCACCAACTCAGCCATCATGCCGCCCCAGTACACGCCTTTGATACCAACTGTTCCTGATGTTACGTTTGTGTTCATTTTTTATAAAATTAGTTTTGTCAATACACTTCCAATCATCGTCACGTAGCAGATACCCTCCGCCAGCAGCACTCCCTTTCCGTCAAGTATCACAGGCACTTCCTCAGAGTCGTTGATTAAAGCAAATGCAGACTTGAAAAATGCTACAACTCCGATGATTCCTGCCATGACAATCCACAGTAGCAGCCACCACGGGCAAATCAGTACCACGCACATCTGAGAGGCAATCCCTGCAATGACAGCCAGAGGGCAGTGCATCTTCTTCTCCTGAGTGAGAGGCATCACGCTGACAAACACAAGGCTGGTCAGTGTCACAAAGCCAAGCACCTCGGCATCCTTCAGGGAAAGCACCTCTATGACGGGTATCATGGTGGTGAAACTGACAGCCAACATCCACACAATCCACACCCACTGCCATTTCTTAGGCAGGGCATACACCAGTGCGCTGATGCTCTCAGGCAGCTTCCTCGTCCTCCTCATGGCCACCTCCAAGAAGGAGATGACCAAGAGGATTGAGGCTATCGTCAGATATATCATAGACATCATAGACTTGGGTCAAAAACAGCCCGCACCGAAAACCCATAGTACCGATTGTTGTAGTAATTTGAAAGGACACCACTACTATAGAAGCCCAGGTAGTAGGCATTACTCGAAGAGTTGTAAGTCGAAGACCAGTAGTAGCCGTTCGTACCCTCATTATAGAGGGAAGTACCATTGTAGAGACCACAAGCAGAAAAGAATATATACACAGAGTGGTCTGATTTCTTCATAAACTTACGGCCTGCTACACCAGTACTATTATAGTTACTTACCCATTCACTATCGGTGTTATCATACAACTCTTTAAATTCGACGTTTGTTGGTAATCTCCAAGGCGTGCCAAGACATGCACATGCAGCATCGTAGGTACCACCGACGGCGATGTCTGCTGTCAAACTTTTACCAGGAGTGGAATTATAGTCTGTTTGGTTAAAATTATACCCCTCACCTTGTCTGTGTCCTATAACATTACCCCAAGAGAAATACAGTCCAGCATCAGTAGGCTGGCTTGCACCAAGATTACATGTAGCCCACTTGATACCTGAAGGTAGTCCGAGGTCTACATATTCCATATCAGGATAACGGACTGGGCGGATAGGAAGACCAGAATATCTGTTACCGTACCAGTTTGGAATTGTAGCTCCACTGGAATCTATCTGACAATAATACGCTTTACCGCTTGTAGTACAACGAGACGCACTCCAGTAAAACCCTTGTTCTCCATGCAAATCTAACGTAGTATCGTCTATATATCCGCTATATGGAATCAAGATGTAGATGTTGTGGTCGGTCTTCTTCATAAATTTACAACACACAACGCCGTTAACCGTCACCTCTTCATGGTCTGTGTTAGTATTTAATTCGGTAAAATCATTATTCAGCGGTATTGTCCAAGGAGAACCCAAATTTACAAAGGCTGCGTTATAGGTAGCATCATTTAGTGATATTTCTAAGTAGGCATTTTTACCAGTAGTGTTATTGTACGTTGTGCTGTCAAAGACATATCCTTCGTCAGCAGTATGTCCAACAACGTTTGCAAAAGAGAAATACAGACCATCTTTCTCTGGACTGTCTGCTCCAATATTACATGTTGCCCAAAGAAGTCCGCTCGGAAGTCCTAAATCTACATAGTCTATGCCAGCAGCCACCTTAGAGATCATTATCCTTCGTCTAAGACTATTCATACGCTCTCCTCCTATTCGTTAGTAAGGTTGAACTCAGGCTTATTGGGATAGCCTGCTGTATTGTCATAAGCATCAACCGCCTCAATTGTGTCAAGTGCCTCCACAGCTGCGATGTGTGCCTTTGTGACACGGAAGCAGGCATCTGCATAGAGGTGAATCTGTGCGAGCATTACCTTTGCTGTCTGTACGGGAAGTTCAACAGGGTCGTCAATACCGTTGATGGGAATTGAGAGTGTTTCAGTGCCAACGGTTTCAGCAGAATCTATAGACAGCTTGTAGTTAGCCCTAATGTCAGGCGTAAACCAGTCAGTGATGGTCTCGCCGTCCTTGATGATATTGAAGCTATTCACTGCATCAGAGTTGTCATAGGCATTGATGGCACTTATCTTTTCCTGCTTTGCCTGTGCAAGAGTCCTCTCAGGTACGGGAGTCAGTTGCATATCCAGTACCTCCTTGACAGAGGCTGTGGGATAATCGTTGTGGAACTTCACCTGCTTTGCCGAGAGGAGCACCCACTTGTTGTCGAGGAAGTCCTGATAAGTTGAGCCTATCTTGCCTGCCCAATATTCTGCGTCGATCTCCGTAGGGGTCTCGAAGTAGTACCCCTTATGCTGTTTTCTAATATAAGTCTTTGTTGCCATAGTCGTATAAAATTTAAAAAGTTATCAGATACCGCGTACATAAATCCAGTTGATGGTATTGTTGCTCTCAGTAGTGTCAGGAGCACGGAGGAAGTCAATCTCCACATAGCCGCCTGCTGGTACTTCCAAGTCATCGGGGTCTTCACCTGCGGGGCAGATATACCTTACACTCTGGTCATCAATGTGTGAGAGGGTCACTGTGGTTGCCGATGCTGCCGTAAAGATGACGTGGCATGAATGGCCTACTGCTGGCAGCTTTCCAGATGTGAATGCCACCGATGTGACTGCTCCTGAGAGTGCAATCACATGGAGAGGCTTTTCGCCGTCAAGGGTGATGGCTCCCGATGTATTGCTATTGTCAGATGCAGTGGCTACGGTATAGCCTATCTCAGAATAGGCATAGCTTGGCTTACTTGCCGCCTTTGCCCAGGAGCTCACGTCAGAGGCTGGGAGAGTTGTAGGAATATCATTCTGTGTTGCCACCTTGTTTGTGGATGCGTTGTAGTCGTTGTTGATGAACGCCAGGGCATCCTGCTTGTTGTTCCAATCGTACTTCTCGCCTGTGGTGACAAGACTTACAGCCGTTCCTCCCTGTGCAGCAGTCTCACTTGAATAGGTGGTGTTGTCATTTGGAGGTGTCTGCCATGTACCGTCTTCACGCAGATACTTAGTGGTTCCTGCAGTGCTGCCAGGGTCTGGCACAAGTCCACTTGCATGTCCGTTTCCACTTGCTCCCATTACTCCCGGGTTTACCTGTGCCCCTACCTCGTAAGCGGGAAGCTCGATAATGCCGCCAGACGGACTGATGGGCTGTCCGGAAGGGCCTACCTTGATGCCCGACACGTCTGAGGAACTGATTTCGGTGTATGCACTGCCGCTCCATCGGTAAGACTTTTCGTTTGAGAGGTTGACGTATATCTTTCCACTCTCGCCAGCAATCTCCGTGGTGTAGGTGTTCTCCTCGTAGAACTTTCCGTCGGCTGCATTCAGGTAGCCTTCTATCACGTCATCGACGTAAGATGGGAGTTGTGAACTTGGAACCTTGCCGTCCGCCCCGAGTGTGGCGATGCCGTTGTTTGAACCGAGCTTGTTTTCGAGCGTTGTTACGCGGCCTTCAGTTTCCGAGTCCCGAACTGGACGGTCAACACCGCCAATTCTCAATTTGTCTAAATAATTTGAATTTGCCATAACTGTTATGATTTTAAATGATTATTCTCTTGTTAGTCGAATACAACGGTGTGGCTGTCTACGGTCACGCCCGATGCCGCCGGGAAGATGACGGTGTGCGTGGAAGCGTCGTAGGTCGGCGATGCCGTCTCAGCCTTCCACACTGCCGTCCTTGTCTCGTTGGCCTCGCCTGCGTTTGCCACCGCGATGTCATAGAGCTGGTAGAAGTTGTAGCCAGTGTTGCTCTGCGCATTGGCCACGCGGCAGAACTGGCCTATCTCGAAGTCCACCGTCTTGCCGTCCCTGGTGTAGGTGATGGTCGATGACGTGGGTGCGGCATTGAGCGTCGGCGTATATGCCGCTGCGCTTCCGCCTCCAGCCCCTGCGCCGAGCAGTTCCCAGTAGGCGGTGGTCACATTATTCTCAGTCACGAGGTCGTACAGTTTGTAGTACACATAGCCGTTTGTCTCTTCTTCCCCGTTCTCCTGGTCTGCCACGCGCACCTCGTCGCCGATCTTGAAGTCGTAGGTCTTGGCGTTCTGACCTGATCCGACGGTGTACTGCGTCGTCTGTTCTGTCGGGGCCTGCGCGAGCGTCACCAGCGTCACGCCCGTAGACTTCTTCTGCCGCGCCTCGATGGCCGTGCGGATCTGCGGGAGCACATTGGTCTTGAAGTCATCCATGATGGCATCCACCTGTTCCTGCGTATATATCTTTTTCTTGTTGCTTTCGTTTTCTTGTTCCATAATGATGGTAATTTATCAATTTTCGGTTATGTCAGTCAGTCGTACTGAAAGTGTAATCATCCCAGACTGCCTCCGCATCCTCGTCCGCTGCCAGCGTCAAGTCAGCTCCGGCAATGGCGGCTACATCCTCTTTAGTAGCAAAAACACCCGTAGCCCATTCGTAGATAGGCTTGTAGAGTCTTTCCAGGAACCCCTGTATTCCCGTAGCCGCCGTCGATTCATTTGCCACGTTTCCCATATTGTTGTGTATTAATTGTTGATAAAAGGCTGGAGTGACAGCCATGTTCATGGCGTTGCCGCCTGCCGCCACTCCAGCAGATGCTTACTCGGCAGCCTCGGCAGCGGCCATTGCGGCGGTCCAGGCAGCACTGCACTCGTTCTCTGTGATCTCGTCGAAGTCTGCGGGATGCAGAGCACTGTCGAGATTAACGTTCTCCTTGAGGGCAGACTTCCAGTTGCCGTTACCGTCCTGCTCGTAGTAGATCTCCTCTACGTTGTGGACGTCATCGTAGACAAGGGCAATCTCGTGAGCGGTAGCGTCCTTATAGGTGACGGTGTAGATGTGCTTCTGATTGCCGGTAGTCTTGATGACCTGATCGCCGACGTTCAGCGACTCAAGCTGCTCTGCTGTCAGGTTCATCGGGTCGGCACTGATCTTCTGGGGAATAGCATCCAGGATGTTCTGCACCTCAGTGGAGAGCTTGGCCTTGCCGATGGCACCGTCAGCGATGTCGGCGGTGATGGTATGCGTAGCACTGTCGATGGAGAGTGTCACGACCTTGCCGGTCTGCGTGCCGACGGTCAGGTACTCCACGAGGCCCGTCATGTCTGCGTAGCTGTAGGCGGGGCTGTCGGAAGCGGCATTCGAGTTGTACTTCATGAACACACCTGCTTTGGTGACGCCTACGGAAGAGCCTACCTCGGTCTGGCCGTCATAGAACTTGCCAGCATTGTCGCCGGTGCCTGCAACGATGGTCACAAGCTCGAACGTGCCGTTGAGCAGGTCCTTCTCGATGTCGATGTCCATTGTGGTGGCACCTGCACCTGTTCCCTTGGTAAAGCGGTAGCTCTTCAGCTTGCCAGTGTTCGGGTTCGACAGCACCTCGAAGGTCACGGCACCGTTCGACTGGGCGGTAGCCAGCTCGACGAGGGCGGAGCCTACGTCTGTCTTGTTACCGCCGTTGAACGCAGCATTGGTGAACGCGATGTCACCGGCCACGAGAGCGGCTTTCAGGCCGTCGGCGTATGCCTTGGCGGATGCGAGACTTGCTACGATTGTAGCGGCGATGAGATTCAGGGTGAACTGCAATCTCAGTTTGGTTACGATTTTTTTAAGATCCATAATACCAATAATTTAAATTGTTAATTAAATAAGAAAACTATAATGAGTCTGAAACCCATTCGAAACTATCCGTCGAGGTCGGCACCGCCGCCAGTGTCCTCACCTTCCGCTGCACCGGCCTCCTGCGTGTCGCCGCCAAGGTCAAGACCCGCAGTCCGCATAGCCTCCTGCCAGCAATCCACCAGTTCCTCCTCGGTGACTTCATCCATGTCGTCAAGGGCGTTCAGCTTTTCCCTGACACTCGGATGAAGATCCTTCTCCATCACGCTGTCATCCTTGATTTCCTCTGAGCCTACGCTGTCTGGCTCTGGCTGCGATGCGTCGCCTCCTGTAAACACGTGCGTCTTTTCGCCTTCCCTGATGATGATTTTCTTTATCTGTTCTGCCATAGTCGTAATTATGTAAAGATGATGATCGGTTGTACGTTCAGTTTCTCGGCTTTCGCATGGATGGCCGTCTTTGTAGTAAGCTTGCTTGAGTAGTACGTTTTCAGTCCGAGAGAGGGAGATCCTTTCTGCCAGAATTGCCACAGCCACAGGAACTTCCTGCGCTGCTCGATCAGGAAGCGCTTCGGGGCGACCTTCCTGACACGGATTACGATGGTCCTTTTTTTCTTCATATCTCTAAATTGTTTAATCGGTGGTCTCAAAGACATATTCATCCCATACGCTGTGCGCCTCGGCATCCGTCGCGAAGTCGAGGTTGTCCTGTTTGCCTTCCAGTGCCGTATAGATGCCTCCGCTCGTCACGGGGTTCCGGGAGTCCTCTGTCGGTTCGTCATCGAAGGCGAGCGTCGAAAGGACAGTCTGCGCAAGGTCTTCCTTCTCCTGTTGCGTCATCTCGTCGTAGTGAAGGTCATCGCCCTTGGCATAGATATCTTTCACGTACTGCTGGGTTGCGTAGTTCCAGACATACCAGAAGTTGAGGTCTCCGTTCGTGCCGTCGCCGATGTAAGCAGGGTGGTCGGCCATGTTCTTGGCGTAGTCGCCCTGTGTCTGTGCATAGCCTGCTTTCTCGTTGGCCAGCGAAGCCTTGCCGTCTGCCAGGCCAGCCTTCTCGTTGGCGAGGCCTGTAGCAGCTACGGCATCCGCACGAAGGTCTTTCCATTCCTTCTGCACGCCGCCGCTGTCGTTGGCGCCGAACCAGTCCGTCCAGATCTTGCGCACGCCCTTTGTGGGGGTTCCTGTTGATTCTCCGTAGAAGTTCTCCCACTGTGTTCCGACATTGCTCCAGAAGTCGTTCCACTTCTTGCGCACACCGTCGGCCAGCGTGTCGGAGAACCATGCCGTCCACTCTGACTTGCGGCCATCCCACCATGTGTTCCATGCCGAAAGCCTCTCGGCTATCCATACGGCCCAGTCGGTGTCCTTTCCTCCCTTGTAGGAAGTCCAGTCTGAATCCTTTCCGTTCTTGTAGGACGCCCAGTCTCCATCCTTATCGCTCTTGTAGCTGCCCCAGTCCGTATTCTTGGTGTTCTTAAACGAAGTCCAGTCGGCATCCTTGTCATCCTTGTAGCCGTTCCACTCTGTGCCGCGGCCCGCGAACCAGTCTGCCCACGTCTTCTGTACGCCTTTTGTGGGAGTACCTGTCTCTTCGCCGAAGAAGTCGGCCCAACGGGTGTTGATGTTGCTCCAGAAGTCGTCCCATTTCTTGCGCACGCCGTCGGCCAGGCTGTCGCTGAACCAGCTGTTCCATGCCGATACGGTGTTGTCGTACCAGTCGGTGATGGTCTTCTTCAGTCCGCCGTTGCCGTCGCTTCCTTTCCATTCGGTGCGTATCTCCGCAGCCGCCTCGGTAGCGGGCTGCTTCAGTGCGGCGATCTGCTCGACTGTAAAGTCGGTATAGGTGAATGCGTCGCCCTTGGGGATGACGAGGTTCAACTTGTATTTCGGATCACCCGTCACGCTGTCAGTACCGTCATCCGATACGGTGGCCTGAGCCGCCGTGCCGGGATTCCCTGTTGTCACGATGCCGATGGAGAATTGCGGCGTATGGCCGGTGAAGCCTCTCGCACCGCTCATGTCAATGAGGAACTGCGGACGCGGGCTGCTGTCGACGATGTACAGCTTGGCGGTGTCCTCGTCCTCCACGCTGCCGGTGTTGACCATGAAGAAATTGCCCTCCTTCAGTTCCGCTCCTCTGAATGCGTTCATCTCGGCGACGGACTGGAACACCTTGTCAACGGTGAAGTTGCGACCGTGGATGTTCTTTTCGGTCTTGTTGTATGTCTTCGAGGTGCTGTTGTATTCATACACCCATCCGCTTGCGTCAACGTATGTGGGATGCAGGGCCACGTCGTTGGCCAGCGCAGTGGCAGCCTCCGACTCAGACTTCAGCGATGAAAACTCAGCGACGCGCCCTGCTTCGGCATCGACCCTTCCTTGCTCTGCGTCCACACGTGCCGACTCGGCATCGACTCGGCCCTGTTCTGCAGTAGCGCGTCCGCTCTCAGCCGTGGCCCGCTTGCCCTCTTCTGTCACGCGGCTGCTCTCTGCTGATGAACGTCCTGACTCGGCCTGCTTGCGATTCAGCTCTTCTGCAGCGCGTTCCGACTCGGCATCCTTCCTGCCAGTCTCAGCCTGCTTCCGTTCCGTCTCGTTGTTTTCCCTTGTGGTCTCTGCTGCAGCCCGTCTGCCCTCTGCTGTTTCACGGGAAGACTCATGGTTCTGACGTGTAGTCTCGTTGGCCTGCCGCGTGTTCTCATTGACCTCTATCTGCTGGCGGCTTCTGTCGGTGCTCTGTGCAGCAGAGTTGGCGGAAGAGGCGGCTTCATTTGCTGCTCCTGCCGAACTGTTGGCATTGTCGATGGCCGTCTGTACGCTGCGTGCTGCCGTGTTTGCATTATTAGTGGCATTCTGTATCTCCACTTTCTTGTCGGCCCATTCAAGGCTTACGAGGTTGGATATGTCGCGACACGGCTTCCACAGCGCAAAGATGTCAAGCGCGAAAAACTCGGCAAACTGTCCGTTGGCGTCCTTCTTCACGCCTGGCAGTGTGTATAGCTGCTGCTCTTCTGTGCTGGAGGGTATCTCGTTCAGCTCCTCGATGTTCTCACCGATGACTCGACCGCTCGCCCTCATCACGTCGAGCGCGATGTCTCTGACTCTCTGTTCTTCCTGTGCTGTCATATCTCGTTTCCTTTCCTTTTTTAATATTCGTAAGCCTCAATGATTCTCCACGCACCTGCGCTTATGTTGGGGTCTGACCAGAACACAACAAACTTATAATGGCCAATCTCCAACTCCTGACTTCCTCCGCTTGTCGAGAAATACTGTATAATCGTCTTGCTTCCAGCAGAAGATACCTTTAGTTGTGCCCTGTCAGCGTAAGCCCTTGATGTCGGGTTATAGACCGTCAGACGCTTTCCCTTGACATACTGTGGGTCTGGTAGAATTACAGTATTGTTGTTTGATGTCGTTGCCTGGTAATAGTCTGCATCGTTCGGAATGTAATTGTAGTGAGGCGAACCGTACGCATAGCATTTGTAGTCATAAGTCGCCGTTTTCAGCTTACCTATTATTGTAAGGTTTCCAGCATTGTCAAGATACAAAGTGCTGACTCCCGAATTGTTCTTGCAGACAAGATTGTCGGCTGTCAGCGTGATTTTCTTGTTCTCGATGTCGATGCCCGTAGCAGACAGCTTTGTGTTTGTGTTTGAAAGCCCGCTTTGCACCTTTAAAGAGATACTCTTGGAACTCATGCTGATTATGGCCGTCGAGGAAACGCAGGCAGTAGAACCCTCTACGAGCATTGGGCAGAAGAAAAGCTCCGTTTGGTATTCGCTGTCTGCCCATATAAACAGATAGTAACCTGTCTTTGGGGCAGTAAAGCGCACATAATATCCTGACACGTCTCCATATTTGTCTGAAATTGAGCCTTTCGATACTGATACAGCCGTTCCTGTCACTGCTATAGTACTCTGGGCCGACTGTGTCTGACTGTACTTTACAGCTGAAAACGCAGATGTTCCAAACTCCGAGAAGTATGTCAAAGTGTATGTCTTGCCTTCTTCAAGGTATATAGACGGCGAACATATAGTCTTATATGTATTGTTGTTGCTGCCAAACGCCCCATTAGTGTTGTCGAAAAGGGCTGCTACAGAATAGAACGTACTGCCGCTTATGTAGTAACGAAGCCATCCGTTTCCGTTAGTCGCCCCCTTCATCAGGTTCTCGATGTTCAATCCAGACACTTTGGCTGTTAAGGAGTTTGCCGCCTGCTCAACACTCGACACGTCGCGCTTTACACCATTTATGGATGTCGTAAACTCTGTCCTGAGACCAGATGCCTTCGACTCAATCTTGCCTTCATAGTCGGTTCGTATGACAGCAGTGTCGTTTGTCCTTACAAGACATGGGGCCACATACTCGATGGAGCCGTTTCCATTAATGCCGAAATACATGCTGGCAGGGTTGGTGCTTGACTCGTTATAGTTAGGAATAGTAACGACAAGTGATATGAATTTCCATTCCGTTCCTACACTGATTGTCTTCTCGAATCTCCCGTCCTCGTTGTGCTGCCAGACTCGGATATGTGCGTTGACCGTTCCTCCGATGCCTCTTACGTATGCACTGAATCTGTATATGTCCGTCTTTTTCCAGAAAGACCATTTTTGAGACCAGTTCCTGTTGCCGCCGTTCGTGTTGTTGGAAATCCTGAAAGCCTTATAGCCTTTCACAGGAGAGTCTGAAACGGTCTCTATGGAACCTGATCCGTTTCCGCCTGAATCCACAAACCATTTTCCATCTCCAGCAGTTGCCGACCCAGACGATGTCGTGTATGATGACGGGTTTTGGGTGTTCTTCAGCAGGTTGTCTGCGCTGTCCGACAGCGCATACTCCGTCTTTGACATGTACTCTCCCTTGAAGTCGCCCTTTATCACCGTCTCGCGGTTGCCAAGGCGGTTCAGATACCAGGCGACCTGCAGAGTATAGTTCTTTGACTCCACGGTAATGGGAAGTTCTATATATCCGTGGTCGTAGGCATACGTGTACTCTCCGTTGGCCGTTGACGAGGTGGTAACGCCTGTCAGATACAGCATGTGGTTGCTGCTATTATAGCCTGCTTTTCCGCTCATTTCAGAGGAAGTGCCACTGCTGTTTGTTCCATACGCCTTTGCAGTGCCTGCCGTGAAGGAGACCTCAGTGCCGTCACGGTAAATCCTTACCTCTGCCCTTGGACCGTTCGTGGCACTTGCAAATGTTGCAGCCGCCGTAGTGTCCTGATTGTATATCAGCACCTGCGGGTTTATCTTCACCGTCAGCCCGTCCTTTCCCGGATCGCCATTGTTGCCATTCGTCCCCCATACGCTGACAAGATATACGTCACCCCATTCGGTGCTGCCGTCCGACCATTGGGTTTTCTCGATGGCGTACAGGTATTTGTTGGTGGCGTTCCACGGTGTCGCAAGGTCTGACAGCTTTGTCTTCCATGTGTTCTCATTGTATGTCGGATAGGTGGCAGAGGAAGAGGCAAAGTAATATTTAGCCACAACCATCACGCTCCTTCCGTCCTTTCCGAAGTGGTCGTACAGCCCGACATAGTACGGTGCCGTTGTCTTCTTCGTTCCGTCAACAGTCGTGCGCCACATGGCCACATAGATGCATTGTTTCTCTTCCGACACCTGCCCAGAGGGATTGTCGCGCCATGTGAAACTGCTCCACGTCGATACCGTCGGGGCGGTGGCCGATGCTGCCATAGGATCCGTGAACTGCATCAGGTAGCCGTCGCCGCTCACCCATTTGCGGATATGGAAATAGGCTGTTCCCTTTCGCTCCTCATATATCTCGGTGCCATCTACCTGCTTGGTCTTGGTGGAGTCGTAGCCTGTAATGTCAACCTTGATGGTCTCTTCCGTCAAGGCCGTCTGGTCGGCGATGCTGACTTGCAGATAGACGTTGTTCTGCGAGTTGTTGTTCTTGATGGATACGTAGCCCTTTGAGTCGCCGCTGATGCTGACGGTCTTCGGCTGGATGTCCGCCACACCGTTAAGCAGCAGGTCGATGTCTATGCGCTCCGAGAAAGCACCGCCGAACACCTTGCCTTCGGTGTTGCACGGAACGCTGACGATGGTGTCGCTCAGTACGGCCAACGGCGCATCCATGCCGTCGGCAGCATAGAGCGCAATGACGTGGTAGGTGACAGCATCCGCCATATTGCCATCCGTGAACTTCACCACCTCCTTGTTCCAGAGGAACTTGTCACGCTCGACGGAAGGCATCGTCGTACTCCATGACGTGCTGTTTGCGGCTGGGTGGTTGATGCCGTCAGTTGACAGCATATAGTAGTCTGTCACGCTCTTTATGCCGTTGGCGAAGTTGCCGATGCAGTGGGGGGGAGTTGTTGAGAGAGTGCCGTCATCAAGCACCGTCACCTCCATGTTCCACAGCCACAGCTTTCCGTCGTTGGCATAGTTCGGGGCCGTGCTTTTCGTCCATGTAGAATCAGGCCGCTGGTCGGCGGTATATCCTCCGCCGTAACTCGTCTGGCTGTTTGTGCGCTTGAAGTATTCCTCGATACCCTTCACATCGACGCTCTTGATAAGGCAGACATGGTATGTCACGCTGTCCGCAGAGCCGTCGGTGTATTTCACCGTCGTACGGTTCCACATATATCGGTACGTCTCGTCGAGCGTCAGGTTATTCTCAACCTTGGTCCACGAGTCAGGCATGACCTTCGGCGTGCCGTCGCTCTTGGCCTCTCCGCTCGTCGAGCGTCCGTATTCCTCTGTGATGCTCTGTATGGAGCGCGAGAAGTCGCCTATGCAGCCTATGTATGTCGTCTTCCTGCTCTGTGCAGCCGTCGCGCCGAAAGCTGGGGTTATGACCTCGCTCACCTCTGCATTCCAGAGGTATTTGTTTGCACCGCCTGTGTATGCAGGTATCACTCCGTCGCTCCACCCGTTGTTCGTCGGGTTGTTTGGGTCGAACGTAGGTGCGGTCGTTCCACTGTTCGACAGCTTGTAGTATTCCTGGAATCCGTTGTACGACTTTCCCGGCGTGCCCTTGGATGAACTGATATGGTAGAAAACCTCCACGAACGATCCGTCATCGTCCTTCGTATTATACTCAACCACCGTCATGTTCCACTGGTAGGGGTATGTGTCAGTCGGTGTGCGGTCAGCTTTCTCGTCCTCCCATGTGCCTGGGTCGTTCACCTTCACCGTGCGGCCCTCACAGCCACGGTACTTCGAGCGCCACGAGGCATCAGGTATATAGATGTCCGACGGGAATCCGTACTGTCCTGCCAGTCCGCTGCCGTCCTGCTTCGACAGGGCGTAGTATTCCTTTATGCCCTCCACGCCTCGTCCGAGGTTGGCTATGCAGTGGGGGGTCGATGCCGTCTGTGTGCCGTCGCTGAAACTTGTCAGCTCGAAGTTCCACAAGTATATCTTACCACTGTTAGCATCATAGGCAGGGCGCTGTTCGCTCCAGAGCAACTTGTTGTATGTCACCTTACCGTCCTGCACCTTGAACGTACTGTCGGGGTTTGTCGTCGGGCTTGTGCCTGTGCAGTACAGCTCCTCAACGGCACTCACGCCGTTGCCTACGCGCGTCACCTGATACGACACCGTGGTCTTCCCGTCCTGGTAGGTCACGGTGTGGCGCGTCCATATATAGGCATTGCCGACTGCCTGCGCTGCCACGTCCTCGAAATCGTCGTACCATGTCACGCGGGCATCGTCGGCGGGCATCGACATCACCTCCGTAGTCACGGCAAACTCCACCTTCGAGCCTGTGACAACCGAACCGAAGCGGCTTACGAAGTATTCGTACGTGGGCTGCATATTGTCGCTGTAGCTTGTCACGCGGCGCGTCCACAGGAACTCCAGCCCAGGGTCGCCGAGATGTCCGCCCTTTGCCTGTTCCAGAAGGGCGATGGTCTCGAACCAGTTCTGTGCGAGGTTGGCAGGTGGGGTTATGCCCTGTGAGTCGGCAGCATACGATACCCTTGTCTCAGTAATGGTAACGCCACGGTTCACCTGCTTCAGCCATATCCCTTTTCTCTCGGCATCCTCGCTCGGCTCCACGTAGGTGTAGTTACGTGTCAGCACCACTTTCCTGTCCGGATAGCCGTTAAGATGTCCGATGGAGCCGTCGAAGCCGTCCTGCCCGTCGTCGAGCTGTGCCTTGTTGTGGTCGTAGCGCTTCGGACGCTCATAGGCATCGTCACCCTCGCCGACGGTTTCCGTCTCTGTCATGCTCTCCCAGAAGAAGATGTCCTCGATGACACAGAGCCAAATGCAGCCCGCCCAGTTCACGCGGTCGTAATAGAAGTATTTCTTTCCTTCCTCCCACATCCCACGGTCAACCACGTTGGGCACAAGGCTTCCGTCGCGGGTAATCCACTTGAAGGTGCTGGCCGACAATTCGACTGCTCCTGGCGACAGCAGCATCGTGCGCTTGTTATTCATCGAGAACGAGTTGATGCCTGCATACATCTTTATGGCCGGTGTCTGTCCGCTCGTATCGTCATCGTCGCCCTGCGTCTCGAAGCTGATAAGCCCCATGCGCCCCGTCTTGTGACGGCTTCCCCAGCATACGATGCTGTCTCCGGCAGCGGGGATGTCAGAGCCTTCCACGTAGCCGCGCGTCTCAGGCGTGTTGATGTTCGACAGGTCAACGTAGTCGTAGAACCGTCCGTCATCAAGCTGCGCCGTACCTGTGGCCACAACCGTGCGCCAGTAGAAGATGTTGCCAGCCATTCCGCCGCGCTGTTCTATCTGCGCTTCGTCATGGGCCACCTCATACTCACGCGCCTCACGGCTCTCTATGTTGAACGTCTGGCAGCGTGCCTGGTCGCCCACCTTCCACCAGTTGCGGGTGCGGGTCGTTCCGTCATCGGCCACGAAATAGCAGCGGAACTTAGACACCCTCCGCCATTCCTCTTCTGAGAGCGACACGCGGATAAGCCTGCGTGATGCGTATGACACAAGGCCGAGACCCTGTGCGATGTTAAGAAGGAACGGCATACCTTTCAGCAGCCAGGGCACTACGGCCTCCGTATATCCCAGCACATCGTCGCTGTCGGTCAGGTAGTCCACGCGGTAGAGAATGCTTCCTGCGGGGCCGAGGTGCTGGTTTCCGCCGGTATAGCTCTCCTTGCGCACCTCCAGTTCTGCGAACACGGCCTTCATGCGGACGAACAGCTCGTCAACCTCTATATATGAGTGACCGTTGTGAGAGTTTGTCACGATGAATCCTTCGTCGCCGAGGCCGGAACCGTTATAATTGTCGGAACGTATCTCATTGATGACGGCTTCCGCTGCCGCCAGTTTCTCCGCCTCAAAACGTTCAACCTCCAGCTTCTCTCCCTTGATGTTCCTCGCCGTGATGTCGCCGTCCGCCGTCCAGCCGAATTTTTCCTTAACTCCGACCCAGATGCCTTTCAGGAACCCGATGAGCCCTGCGGCCTCGTCATCTTCGGTGCGGGACAGCTTGTCTTCGGCCGAGACGTTTATCTGCAGCGAGTCCATCCACGCCTTGATCTTCTCGAAGTTGCGCTTCAGCTTCAGACGGGATGACAGTCCGGTGTCACCTCCCGTGGTGCCCCATGGGAGGATGTCCTCAAACTGGATGCCCTGCTGCTGCGGTGTCACCTCAGTCTGCTGCTCCTGGATCTCGTTATTCTCGTCTGCCATCTCAGTCGATCCGTTCTAAGGGTTCGTGATTGAAGCTCATCAACAGGGGCTGCCAGAAATGACGTGCTTCGCCGGTGTCCTGGTCGCGGTAGGTGAGCATGTAGTTCTGCGGGTCATCATCGGCCTTCTTCTCGTTCTTCACGAGCAGGGCGTGCTCACAGGCTGTCTCGCCGTGGCTCTCGCAGCGCGTCATGCTGTAGGTCATATAGCTCAGGGCGAAGGGCTTTCCCTCTGCCGTGAGCTTTCGCATCTGATGGATGGCCTCGTATACTGTCATATTGCAAAGTTAGGCATAACCGTGCGGATGGAAAAGGACACTATCGGCGGGCGTTCTTCTCTAACTGCTCCTCGTGTTGGATCTCGTCGCGAAGGCTGCGGACGGTCAGCGAGCGGCCGGTATTCTCTGCAATCCGGACCAGCAGCCGCTCCACCTCGTCGAGCGAAGGGGTGCTGCCGATGGGCGACGTGCCGTCATCACCGTCATTTCCTCCGACCTGCGTGTAACCGCCACGGTAGCGGCCACGGCCGTAGGCTTCCTCCAGCATACGGGTTGAGTTGAGCATCTGTATGTCGCCCGCCCGCTGGTGACGGTCTATCACGTCGAGCACCGGGCGTACCTCGGGGTTGGCCACGGCCTTGTGGTTGGCCACGAACTCGTTCTGGTGGACTGGGATGACACCTGCCTGCTTTTTCGGATCGCCCTTCCTGGTGTACCCCTCCTGATAGTCATCCGAGAAACCGCCCTCATACAGGCCTGCAGCCTGGTCGGCTGCTGCCTTGGCCGATGCCAGCTGCATGGCTCCGGCAGCGGCGGCGAGGGCTACGAATGGGATGGCCCACGGCATTCCCAGCTCGGCGATGGTCTTGGCGATACCAGCGGCCGTCGAGGCGACGATCTGCAGCACCTGGATCTGGAAGTTCCGGTTGGCATACTTCTTTTGGATGGCAGCCTTTTCAGCCTCCTGCTGCTCCTCGAGCTTCGTGGTGTCCTTACCCTGTTTCCTGGCTGCGGCGATGAGCTTCTTGTATTTCGCATCCACGGCGGCTGTCTCACGCTGCTGCATGGCCGAGAAGAGGGAAGAGGCAGAGGAGAGGAGATTGTTCACCCCGTCGATGGCTGCCTGCCGGATGGTCTGGCGCTTGTCAGTCTCTGCCTGGGCGATATCTGACAGGTTCTGCTGGTACTGCTGATAGCTGATGAGATCCTGTGCGCGATATTCCTCATTCAGTTCGCGCATCCTGTCGAACGACTCGCCCTCGAAGTTCAGGTGCAGCATCCTGTTGTTGGTGTCCTGATAGCTCTTCGTAAAGTCGTCCGCCTCCTTTTTCTGTGCCTGCAGCTGCTGTAGCTCCAGCTGGATCAGCTGCTTCTGTGCGGCCAGGTATTCGGCTGAGCCTTCCTTCAGTTTAGCGACGCGCTGCTGCTGGTATTTGATTTCCACCTCCAGCTTCCTGCGGCTGTATTCCTCTTCGGTGGAGATCTCGCCGGAAAGCCGCTCTCGCGCCAGACCGACCTCTTCAGCAGCCTGCTCACGGTCGATTTCCTGCAGTTTTTCCGACAGTCTGCGCTTCTCAGCCTCGCGCTCATAGTTAGCCCTCTTGGCAACCAGATCCAGGACTTTATTGGCAGTCTCCTGCTGATCGCTCTGACTGGCGCCGTAGTCTTTCTGTATCTGGAAGATCTGCTGCAGATAGTTTTCCTCGGCAAGGAATTCCCGCTGATGCCATTCATCAGCCAGCTCCTTTCGCCCCTGATACTGTTGCTTGAGCATGATCAGTTCCTTCTCATAGTCGGCCTTGGCCTGCGCCTCCTTCTCTTTGCGGCGCTTCATCTGCTTATCCAAACCGTTACCGCTACCAGAGCCGCCTGATCCGCCATCACCGTCATCATCAGGCTCAGGCGTGATAGCATCGTTGACGGCACTCTCTTGAAGTTCTACGCCAAATGCATCATATATAGCTTTTCTTTCCGCCAGCTTTTCGTTTAGTTTCTGGTTGGCTTTGTCAAGAACGGATTGTGTATGGTCAACAAGATCCGATGTGGTATTACCTGTTGACCCCCAGCTGGTGGTATAGCTGTAGCCAGGACCCGCGTTCTTTGCATCGTCGGCTGCCTTTTGTGCCTTTTTCTGTTCTACGCGGAGCTTGGCCATCTCCTTGCCTATTTCCTGCAGTTGTTCTTTGGCACCCTCCAGCTCGTACTTTTTCGACAGACTGAGCAAGTAGTCATCAAGCGCTTTCTTGTTTTCCTTGTAAGCGCCTGTCTCTTTGTCCAATTCCGTAACATAACCAGGAATCGCTTCCTTTAACTTATCGATAGCCTCCAGACGTTTCTCTTTGCTGATTAGTTCGTTTTTAGATGCAGCTATCAACAGTTGGATCTTCTCCTCTTCCTTACCAACTTTCTCGGCAGCCGACTCACGAATACTATTAAGAACCCGTTGGGCCTTTGTGACTTCGTCGGTTCGTTTGGTCAGGTCGTACATAATAGCGATTAAGGCTGCAACGGCTGCACCTATGGCGAGGTACGGATGTTTTGTTAATACCAGCCATAACCGTTTGGTTCCAGCTACGAGTACATCATTCCAGAATGCCATCGCCTTCTGTTTGATGATGTGCGCCTCTTCTGCTATGGTGAGAGTGGCAATGGCTGTTGTAAGTACTACTATCGTTGTAGTGAATTTACCTGCAAAAGAGATAATGGTCGACAGGATTTTCAGTGTGGTGGTACCAACCGTTATACTGCCCTCAACGATAGGCATCAGCTTCTGGCCCAGTTCTACTGACACGTCGTTCATGGCTTTCTTGGCCATCTCCAGTTTAGCTGCAGCCGAACTGTTGGCGTTGTTGAACTCCTCGATGATTGAGGTGCCTTCGTCGTAGGCCTGACGAGCATCGTTTTGGGCCTTCTTCAGTTCATCCATCTTATTGATGAGCGAGGAGATGACAGGCACGGCCTGTGTGCCCTGCATCTTCAGCGACTTCAGGGCAGGTGCCAGGGCGTCGAAACCGCCGTTTGCCTTCAATCCTTCCAGAAATTGGAGGATGGCAGCGTTGGCATCGGTCTTCAGCAGATCCGAGAAGGCTTTCACGTCGAGCTTGGCGGCACGGGCGAACTTTGCCGGGTCGGTAAACATCTTCGTGATCAGCTGGGCGAACACACCACTGGCCGTCTGGCCATCGATGCCCGCCTGGGAGAGGGCAGAGGCATAGCCCATGATATCGGTCTGCGAGATCTTGGCGTTGACGGCCATGCCTGCCATGGAGGATGTGAACTCCGTGATGAAACCGGTATTGGCCGAAGAGTTGGCACCCAGCACGTTGATGGCCGAGCCGGTGGCCAGCATGGCACCGTTAAGGCCCTTGGTCTTATCCTCGCCGAATACCATGGTGAGCTTGCCGATCTGGTCGATGGCACCCTCGCCGAGGTCATCGCCCAGGGCGACATTGATCTTGTCTGCAGCATCAACGAAGCCGATGATATTATTTTTGCCCTGGATACCCAGTCGGCCTGCCGCACCTGCCAGTGCATTCAGTTCCTCGCGGGTGGTACGGGTGGTCATCTGCTTGAAGGCCTCATTCATATCCTCCACCTCAGCTTTGGTCTGACCGGTGTACTTCATCACATCAGTCATCGCATCATCCATCTTGGCGAAGGCCTGTACATGCTCGTCGGCCCACTGTACAACACGATCCTTGATCTGAAGTGCTGCATTCAAGGCTACAACGCCTTTTGATATTGTACCGAACAGACTCAAAGATTCCTGGGTTTGCTGGGCGGTGGTTCGCAGCTCTTTCATCCGTTCCTTCACCGCATCCAGCTCTTCCTTGTATTCGCGGAATTCATCTGTTTGCGGATTCAGGTTATTGAGTACTGCTGTCAAATCTTTGGCTCTTTGTCCCAACTGTTGGAGAGAAAGTTTGTTGATGTTGGCAGACCGGGTCCACTCCTTCATTTTCATCTCATTCTCATGCAGCGTCCTTGCCTGTTTTGAGAGAGTTGAACTGAGTTTGTTGTATTCGTCACGCTGCTCCTTGGTCATGGCACTAAGCCCGTTCTTGGCGAGCTTGTCCATGGCCTTGCGGGTCTTTTCAATTTCCTTCTGACCTTGTTTCAGGTCTTCCTGCAACTGCTGCAACTGCTGCTGATCATAATCCGGCTTTACATTGAAGCGCAGGTTGATGGTGTCGACAGAAATACTCATTTATCCTTGCTTTTTCGGCAAAGATACTCATAATATTATGTAGACAAAAGGACATAAAAAACAGCCCCGTTAATGAGGCTGTTATATCGTCAAGACCAGGCGTAGTCCCAGAAATCGTCGTCTTTTTTATTCGGGCGTCTCTTCTTGGGCTTCTGCTTCTTCGGATCCGTCTTCTTAGGATTCATCAGACCGACTACCAGTCCAATCAAGCATCCTCCGAGTATCATCAGTAATGTTGTCATATCCAACTCCTTTCTTCTTTTGTTGCTGCAAATATCGGCAAAAATCCGCAAATATGCAAGGGGGAATCCCTATTATATAGGGAGGAATCCCTAAATGTTATTCCTTAGTATGAAAGAGATATTTTGCTACTAAAATAAAGATGCCAATGACGTTGGCTGCAGAGGTTGTAACAATTGCAATTAATACGGAACTGTCAAGCCGCGTCAATCCGAAACCGTTAAAATATAGTAAGACCATAACAATAAAGAGATATACGCATAACAAAACGAATATTTTGTCTGCATATCCTTTTCTCTGTATTCGGTCTTGTTTCCTTCCTTCAAGTTCCTCCCGCCTTAGATGGAGATCTACCAGCGATTTCTCTTTTTCAATATCTGTCAGGGTAACAGATTCTTTGCTTTCGGAATTATCTACACGTTCTTGTGGAATGCGCGCGAGACGTTCTAAATCACCGAATATAGAATTTACGTCTGCCATTAATCCTCGCTTTTGAGAAGTTGGTCAACGATTTTTCTGTAATACACACGGGTAACGATATCTGGGATTTCGTTGTTCTTTCCTTCTTCGTAAACCAAAGCCCAAGGGGATCCTTTTTTGTGAAGTAATTCTACAAGACCTGAATCAGAATAATGATTATAATTCTTCCACACAAAATCACAAGTCTTCCGGGCGTTTTCATCCTCCAGTTCAGGGGTAGAAAGATTGACAGTTATAATTCCTCCGTTTTCAACCTCATCAGAAAAGATTTCTGTTTTTTTAGTAATCGGTTGATTCCCGTAAATCTTGAATGAATGGTAAACGGATGGTACTACAGGGCCGTATTTCCATGCCTCGACTTTATCGAATCTCGGATTAAAAGCTGACTCATTAAATAAGGCCAACATATATCCGTGTGCGATATATACAAGCTTCATTAACTTCAGTGGTTTTAAGTCTTTGGTTCCATTAAGTGACTTATCCACGAAGTAATTGGCTACAGACAAAGCACTATCCTTCATAATCTGTTTTTAGCTGCTATACAGTTTTGTTCATACGTTTTATTGCGCTGCAAAGATACGATAAATTTTAAATATGTTTGTCATTATAAGAGAAAATTTTCAGATATAAACTGTTTTTTTTGTGAATTTAAACGTTTCTTTTTGCTGTGCGTGTGCACAATTAACTAATTTGCGGCGAAATCGTTCTTTGCAGATTGCAAAATGCCACGGATGCGCTGGAGCTCGTGGTCGCTCATTCCGGCGGTGAGACGGCGGATCAGACGGCCGTAGCCCGCATAGCGGTTCTTGTTGTACCACTGCACCTTCTTAGGACGGTGGTTCTTCTTGCCCCACACCTCGCCATTCTTCTTGGCCCATGCCTGCTGTTGCTTGCGCCTGCGGGCCATCACCTCCATGGCGCGGCCGTAGGTGAGGAAGCTGACGGTGAGCGTCTGTGCCCCGCCTTCGGAACCCGTCTGGTAGTCGAACGAGTCGATCAGGTCGCCCGACACCACGTGCCCGCCCTTCTCCAGTGCCTCGACGAAGCGGTCGATGAGCCATTCGCCATGCTGCGACAGCTCCTCTCTGACAAACAGGTCTATCTCCTTGTAGCTGATATCATCCATGCTGCAAAGCTACATAAAAAAATCCGCCCCCGAAAGGACGGATTCGAATTGAAATTAATCGCCGCTGCCTGGATCCTCATCGTCGGGCTGTCCTGCAGCCTTCTTGGCTTCCTGCACCTTCTGTCGCCACTCGCGGTTGAGGAGGATGCTGCCGTACTTCGTGAGCTCGGCCTTGGTGAAGTCGCCGGTGGCCTGGGCGCACTGGCGGATAGCCTGGATGCCGACGGGCTTGCCCTGCTCGTTGGTCATGCCGACGGTGAGGTTCACGTCGGCCAGTGTCGGCCAGCCGCCCTGGTTCTCGATATGGGCCGAGAAGATGGCCAGGTTGTCGATCTTAACGGGCTGTCCGTTCAGGTTCAGCTCGCGGATGCACTTCACCATGTCGCGGAGTATGCCGACGATGGTACCCTCAGAGAAGGGGGTGTTGTGCTCGCTCATGTGCCTGGCGAGCCCTACGAGGTCGATGGGCGTCTCGTTGTCGGCGAAGGCGTAGTACTTGCCGTAGGCGTTTGAATAGCTGTTGTTGTTCTGTGAAAGGTAGACTTTTACTGCCATGTTGTTAATTGATAATTGAGAATTGAAAATTGAGAATTGGCTTGCGCCGCTTCTTGTGGCGTTTCCACGGTGCAAAGATATACAATAAGGAAAGGGCAGATTAGGTTGCGTCTTGTTACGCCCTTTTATCTGCCCTTTCAGCTCTAAATTTCCAATTTTCAATTCGGATTGCTGTCGTTCCACCTCCCGTCGTCGAGCCATGCCGCACCGTCATCCCAAACGCCTTTGGTGAGCACCCACCGCTTCAGGATGGCTTCATCGCTCACCTCGATGGGGTAGCAGGTGATCTTCCATAGTTTTTGGCGCCCTTCTGCGGTAATAACCTCTTCGATATCGCGCACCACGTAACGACGGTTTCGTATGACGTACACCTGTCGTGGATCACAGACATTGGGGTCGAAAGTCTCGAAAGTGACAGTCTTTCCTGTATCTATCTGGTAGCCGCCTTGGTAGTAGCCGTCGTCGAGGTCCTTCAGCCGGAGTGATCCTTCCAGGTTTACAAAGTCTGATGGTCTTCCGACGGTGGGGCGTGCCATGGCGTGATAAGCGTCGGTATAGACAATGGGGTTACCTTGGCTGGTGGTCCCTGCAATGAAGGCACAGTAGAGGTCGCCTGCACTGCTTTCTTTCTTCTCGACAGCACGGATGGTCTCTTCGAAGGTGTCCTTTTGCTCAACCATATCATCCTCTACCACTTCCCACTCTTCTTCGTCGCCCTCTAAGTATCTGGCATTACTTACCACCTCGCTCCATCCCACATCGTGTCCGTCGTAGCCATCGGTAGTGCCGAGGTCGATCACCTCTGTGTCATCCGGCCATCCGAGGTAGGCCATTGGGGCGGGCGTAATTTTCATTTCCAGAGTCGAGGTGGTTTCCTCGCGGTCGATATCGGCAAACTGGTCCACCTCACATAGCCGTGCACCCGAAGTCTCTGTCCCGTCTGCGCTGATCCTCACATAACTGCTGCAGATATATTTCCGGCCTGTCGACGTATCGCGGAGGATAATGGGTGTTCCCGGACTGATGCTTGCCGAGGCGTAGCGGATATCACCAAGACTGGCATAGTCGCGGGTGATTGTTGATGCAGGCAGGCCTTCCGGCAGCTTCATCAGCTTGGCCCAGCGGTGGTCAGGCAGCTCGTAGCTGACATCCGACGAGGTGAATTCTTTCTCGCGGGAGTCGTCATCCTCTAGATTTGTCTCGTAAGCATCCACGATATCACTGAGCGGCAACTGCCTGGCCTCGTAGTAATAGGTGGTCTTCAGTAGGATGCTACAGGTCTTCTCCAGACTGTCAGTCACAAACACTACACCCGTTAGCTTCTCTACTTCTGTCAGGAAGTCCTTCACCGTCCATCCGGCCAACATCATGGCGATATTGGTGGTGCTTCGACAGTTCAGGATGAAGAGGTTCTTGAACATGGTGTTCTCCAGATCGTTGCGAACGATGGTGTAACCCATGGCGGTGATGATCTTGCTGATTAGCGGGCAAAGCAGCGGCGAGGGATTGTTCTTGACATACGAGCCTCCCATGAAGGTGCGGAGTGTAGCTATGCCCGTCCTCGTATATATGAACTTCCGCTGATAGTTCATCAATCCGCCTGCAGAGGTCCGTGCGATGGGATAGACGCAGTTGTCGTTGTTGGCTTCGCCAAGATACAACTCTTCGATCTTCTTGTCCTGTCCGGCGAAGTAGTTCATCTCCGACTCGCCGCTGACGATCTGAATGGTGACCGTCTCGGCGGTCCAGCGGGTAACGACTTCCTTGCCACGGCAATACACATGACCGTCGGCTATGAGTACGGCCGTGCGGTCGGTATCGATCTGGCCGATTTTGTTGGTGCGGTTCAGAAACTGGTAGAGCACATTGTTCACGGGGTTGTCGAGGCGCAGCGTGCAGTCGTAGGTGTATTCCCCCGACTTGGTAAAGAAGGAGTTCTCGCGCTTTACGGTAGAACGGAAGTTCTGTGGCAGCACCACCTCAACGCCTGCTATCAACAACTGTGTCATAATCCGGTGCCGTTTTTATCCTTCAGTCGGAAGGCGGCGCTCATGCCATTGAATCCGCCGAAGTTGTTATACTCCCACTCGATGGTCAGGCCGCGGCTGTAGTCCAGTTCGCCCTGGTCGCAGAACTCCTGGAAGTCCTCGCCGGTCAGCAGTCTGACAATGGCGGCCATCAGCCGCTGGATGCGGGCAAACTCGTCGTACTCCCACTGGATGCCCTGTTTGTCGGCAGGCCATTTCTCCAGCACGTAGATGATACACTCGCCTTCGCTCCAGGTGTAGCTCTTATGATGGATATCGCTGCCGGGGATGTTTCCGGCAACCACGATGCCCGCCATGTCCTTCAACATATTGATCAGCTGGTCTTCGGTGACGGCCAGCTTGATCTTCGGTGTCTCTTCCTCGCAATTCCTGGCAGCAGCGGCCACCAGCTCTGCAATAAACTGTCTGTAGTTGTTGATTGCTATCATAATCCTTGTTTTGGGTCTGCCATCTTGAAGGATATCTCCACGCGGTTCATGCCCGTAGAGCGCTTTACCTGTGTGTAGTTGGCCTTGGTGATGAGGATGGGCAACCATTGGCTGTTCATATATACCTGCGCTTTGCGCGAGGTGATCAGATCACTCCACGAGGCGTATTCGAGCTCTGAGTGTATGCGCCCGGAACGCAGCGTGTACTCGTCGTTCTGCTCCACACTGTAGCGTACTCGACTGCCGTACATCAGTGAGGTCTGGTCCTGGAATCCCGGCTTCACCTGCAACGGCTCGGGCGTCATCATTGTCTGTGGCACGTCATAACGGTTGAGGAACCTCACGGCTACAGCCTTTTCGGGGCATGTGGTGCGCTCCACCCAGTTCACCAGCCCATCGCCGAGGGTGTTGTTGAGGATGTGGTGCGACTCCATCACTGTCGTTCCTGAAATACGTGTGAACGATATTGGCGCGATTGGCTGCCCGTTGGTTCCGTAGACTGTCACCATGTCGCCTGCCAGCATATAGGTTTTCTCTCCGTTGGGGTCGCGGGGATTCCTCAGGCGCGAGGCAAAGAGATAGTCGCCTGTCGGCTTGTATGTCGTGCTACCAACCTTCAGTTCCACAATGGCTGCAGCATGATCTTGCGAGCCGTCGAGATCGCCATAGATGGCAGCCTCCAGCACGTTGCGTAGTCCGCGAATAGCTATCTTGCCGTTGGCGGGCGAATACTTCTCGTGGAGTATCACGGTGCCGTTCACCTTCAGACTGGCCTCTAAGGTTGAGTCCGAGGTGGTCTCGAGCAGGCCCACGTCGGCCACGAACTTGGTGGGGAAGATCTGACTCATACGCGCATGAATTTATTCTGTGGGTCGTTTTCCGGCATCTGGAGGTGGGTGGCCGTCTCCAGTCCGGCTGCCTGGTCGCGCAGCTGCTTCATCTCGTTCATCCAGTAGTGCTGTTCTTTCGAGAGGTGCTTCAGGTAGTCGTCGAGCCGTTCCAGGGCTGCCGCTTCCTTGCGGTTGCCGCCACCGTCGCTCTCAAAGAGCTTCATCAGTCCGTAGGGCAGTGCCTGCAGAGAGGTGCGGCGCCCCATCAGGGCGACGGCACCGAGGGCCACAGCCATCTGGGCAGCGTAGGTCAGCGTGTCGGTATTCTCAAACGTGTGGAAATCGTCGGCGGTGAAATGCTGTCCGTAGGCCTTCTCCACGAACCGCTGGCTCTCGGCCAGGAACGGTATCAGGCGCATATATAACCAAGGCGAGGCTTCTACGCCAGTGAGCCATGTCAGCGTTTCGGCACCCTTTACGATGAGTGAGGCCCGGCGCTTCCATGTGTCCGTCTGCTGGAAACGGGGATCGTTATCCAGGGCACCGACCAGACGGTCGAGGGCACGGTAGTATTCCTCCAGATGGGCGCGGTCGTCACGGGCCAGCTGCCACTCGAAGGGGCGGGCCTCGTTCTCTTTGTCGATCTTCACCTTGCGGCCCATATCCTCGTGTGAGATATCGTTGAGCCGGTAGTAGCGCATGGTGGCCATGTAGGCGATGGCCTGCTGACAGCTTACCAGTGCCTTGGCGTTCGAGATGTAGAGAGTGTCGCCTTCGGCGCGCACCTGCAGGCCGTACGGCGAATAGCCATTGAACAGGACGTTGCCCTCGTTATCGACGGTGACATCCACCGAACCGACATGCCGACTGTTGTCATCTTCGGTGACGATATCGACGGTCCCCGGTTTGCCTTCCGACTCTTCTTCCAGACAGGCCATCATCTTGCGTCCTATGATGTTGGTGATCTCTTCCTCAACACCCTTGATGATGGTCTCTATACGGCTGAAATCGGCATTGGCGTAGAAGGATCCCGTGAGTTCCCTGAGCTTTTCTGATGATTTGATGAGCATGATGTTGTTTACGTTTTACGGATTTACGATTTACGTTTTCTAAGGTGCTGCAGGGTGTTGTAGTCCTGCAACAGCTTCAGCATGACGGTGAGCAGGGGTGTGTGGTCCACATCCCTGGCGGTGCCGAACACATGGCTCTCGGCCAGTGTCAGACATATCTGCTGCATTCCGCCGCCTGACTCCTGGCTTCCGCCCCCTGACTCCTGACTCCTGAAAATCGGTGCGAAGCACACTTCCTCGCCGTCGATGATGAAGATGCCGGTGGTCAGGTATTCGCAGAAATAGGCAAACCAGGCGTAGATGCCCCACTGCTGCCACGGCTGCATCTGCCGTCCGCGCCCGATCTTGTCATCCAGCGAGTCCCAGTCGTAGGGCTGGCGCCGCAGCTGCCGCTCCTGCTTCTGCTGCCGTGAGGCTTCAGGACGATAGAGCAGGCCGGCCAGGGCACAGAGGGCCGTGGGGTTCTGGTCGCTCTCATAGGCCTTCAGATGGGCGATTGCCTGCCGGAACTCGCCGAACACGAGGTCGCTGCCGTGTGAGAGCGGTCCGAGCCACTGGCGCACCTTTGGCAACAGGTTCTCCGTCGATCGGTAGACGAGCGACAGGTGCCCTTCGTCGGCCTTCCATAGCCAGTCGAGCGACTGTGCCAGCTGACTGACCAGCGTAAGCCACTGGCTGTTGTTCGGCTGCTGCCTGACACCGCGGTTCCTGAGCATCGCCCGAGCCGTCTCTATACGCACATCCTCCACCGTCCATGCGTGGTCGGTGGTGGCTATCAGGTGCCGTATCTTCAGCACCTCGCGCCAGTCGGCCTCCGTGAGCTCATCCCACGTCTCCGGCAGTGTGATATATCTCTGCTTACTCATTGCTGGTTGGTCATGCGGTCGTCCGCCGATACGTTGTCTTCCTTCTGTACGGTCTTGTGGTAGAACCCCAGCCAGAGGTCGCGCTTCTCGGGGAAGTTGATGTGCATGGCATCGTTGAGAGCCTCCAGTGCAATCTCCTCGGGGATGCGGGTATCGGCACCGTAGAAGATCTTCAGGGCGTAGAGCATCTGACTTCCGGAATCGCTCTTGCCGTCGATGATGATGTTCGCCAGGGCGGGGGAGAGACCCATCGCCGAGGTGGTGGCCGAGTCGGCCATCTTGGCGATATCCTTCTGGGCGGCGATGTATTTGTCGAGATTCAGTTCTATCGGCTCAATCTTCCACTCCTGCACGTGGCCCTGGTCATCGACGAAGTCCACGCAGGTAAAGAACTTGCCTGCATTCTGCTTGCCAGCCATCACGTCGGCAATCTGGCGGGTGATCCGGTCGCGCAACCTATCCAGTTCCGTACTCACCTGCTGGTCGGTCCAGTCCGGATGATCCTGCTCGATGGCAGTCTGCTTCTCGTGCCAGTAGGCCTGAGGCTCATGGACGATATAGGCGGCAGCGATGACGTTATCGTTCAGTGCCCGCACGATCTCGGCGATATCGTTGGCATCCTGCATCCATGGAATGCTGCCGTGGAAGGATGATATCGCATAGAGGTTACGGCCGAAGCTCCGCATACTGTGGTAGCCGATGGCTGCCTCGTGGTCGGTGGCGTGCCACTTGTCGAACACAGGGAAGATCTGCAGCTGGCGCCAGCGCTCCATGTCGCCATAGAGCACCTGGCGGATATCGTCGAGGTGGGGCGTCTTCTTCGTGTCGGGCCACACCAGCCGACAGTCGGCAGAGGGCAGGCATTTCAGGCTGTGAATCCACGGCTTGCCGATGCGCACGCTCTTGGCGCACTGGTACATGGTGAAGTGACCGCCCATGTGGACGAACTCCTGCAGACAGTCGTGGACGTAGCGCATCGAGTCCCACGACTCCAGCCACGAGCGCACCTCGCGGTCTTCCTGCCACTGCTGCTGCACCTCGTTGTCTACGATCTGGTTGCGGTACATCTGCAGACCCTGCCCGTAGATGAGTCCTACCTTCCTGGCAAGGATGCCCGGGCCGATGTTGTTCTTCTCCAGCAGGTCGCGCACCATGCGGGGCATCTGGTCGTCAGGTCCCCAGGGCACGATGCTCACACCGCCCACCGACTGCGGATCTTTGTCCCATGAGCGCCCGCCGAGGTCGAAGAACGAACTCAACGACTGGTCATTGAAACGTGAGCCCAGGGCCACGGCGTATGTACCTACACCGGTATCGACCATGGCGAACTTGCCCGCACGGTCAACGATCTTTCCTTTGATGATCTTCTCTTTCATCTGTGTCATTCTGTGTTATCTGTGGCACAAAGTTATATAATATAATGTACGCTCGAAAGGACACCTTGCCCGCCGGTGGCCCTTGGGTCACATTTCCGAGGGGATTCCGGGGGCTGCGGTCGCAAGTCTTCGTCGGGGCGGGCCGAACCGAAACGTGCGTGCATCGAAGTCGATTTATTTTTTCACACTCAGAAATGCCCTGTTTATCGGGGTTTTGCGATTTTTGCCGTTAAAAAATGGGGTAAAAGTTGCCGCTTTTTGACAAAAACTTCCCCTTTTTGAAGACAAAAAAAGCCGCCAAACGGTATGGCGGCAGCAGATTATTCGCTTTTCACTTTATTTTTCACTTACTTCGGATCAATGACCGTGTGGCGACCGAAGCTCTGCCAGATGTTCACCCATTCCTTGCGCATGATGAGGTATTTGAGGGCGTCGGTGAGGTTGGTCGATTCCTGTGGCAGGCGGGCGGTAGAGAGCTTGTCGCCCTTCTTCTCCTTACGGATATCCTTCCGGCCTGTGCGCTTGTCCTCGACCACCTGGATAGGGCAGTTCTCCATCTCGGCCTTCAGGTTCGGACAGTTCTGTGCATCGATGTGCAGTGTGAAGAGCTGCCGGCTGAGCTGGCGGGAGAAAAGGGCACTGAAGAACTGGTATTCGGTGTTGGAGTAGATATCACCCTGACCGAGCGACATCAGCTGCACGCGCCAGCCGCTGCGGGTACCGTCGGCACGTGTCTCGATGGCCGCCTTGATGCGCTGCATCATCGAGGTACCTACACGGCGGTAGTTGTTCATGGCACGGTCGTAGTAGAGGCGCAGCAGCTTTGTTCGGTGAGGGGCGAAATAGTCGAGGAACCGGTCGGCCAACTGCCGCTCATTGTCGGGCGGAAGGGTGTAGATCTCCTTCATGACGCGGTATTCGCGGCCACGCTGCTGACCGAATACCATCGATTTCATGTTGCCATCATCCATACCTCCCTCTATCGGACGGTTGGGATCCAGGTATCTCAGTACCGTGGCGTCCTGTTCCCATCCGTAGTCGTGCCGCTCCAGCACGTCGATGCGGGTACCGTCCTGATAGAAGTCGCGGACGGTCATGGTGACGTAGAATTTCTGGTCGGCGGTGAGCTTCTGGGGAATGGAGAACAGGTTAGTGTCGATACCCTCCAGTCCGGCGGCGATCTCCTCCTGGAAGAATTCCTCACCCAGCACGTCGGCATTGATCAGCGTCGAGGCGACCATGAAAAGGGTGGTGCCGCAGCGCAGCTCGTTCCAGCGTTCCTCCCATCGGCGCATGTTTCGTTCGGCGTTCTTCAGGGTGGAGGTGTCATCTCCTGCCTTCAGCCTCTCCTCAGCATAGCGGCGCCGTGTCTCGTTCAGGGCCTGCCCCGTCTGCAGCAGCAGCTTCACCTTCTCCTTGTCCATCAGCTTCGCCAGCTTCATCACCCATGTATATTCGCCGGTGTGGTTCGGGTTGGGCATGTCGCTGGTGAGCGAGAGCGAACGGTACCAGGGGGAATCGCCGTAACGGGCACGGTAGCCGCGAACGGCCTTGCGGATATTGGTGAACTTCTCCTCGGGCCAGTATTTCACTTCGTCCCCGAAGAGACCCACATAACTACGTCCAGCACCAATAGAAGGACGGTCAAGACTGACAAAAGTAAAGGTGAATCCATTCCAGAAGGTCATTACTTGTTTGTACTTGTCGATCACATTATACATCTGCCGTTGCCACTCGACAGGCGGCAGACGGTCGATGACGAACTCGCGGTCCATCTCCCAGCCGAGGAAACGGAGCCCTTCGAGCACGGAGGGGATGACGTTCTTGTGGAGGTTCGAGTAGGTGTCGGTCACCCACACGAACGGGGCGCCGGGGCATTCGTGTACGGCCTGCTGGATGCGCATGGCCTGGAACTGGGTGGTCTTGGCCGACGCACGGCCGAGGATGCCGATGAAATTCTGCGGCATACAGAGCGCGGCCACCATGGCGTACTGGTTGATGTAGCGCCGCTGTACGTCCTTACTCTCCTGCAACTTCATTGGCGAGTTCGATAGAGTTGTCGAGCATACGGTCCACGTCGAGCGGCTCCAGACCTAATTCCATCTCCAGACGCTCCTGGTGCTTCTTGGGCAGCTGCTTGAAGTACTCGGCCTGGATGATGGCGCGACGGTCGGTGGCGGGCAGGCCGATGTCCTGGGCATTGGTACCGAAGATATTGATCTGCTGGTTGTTGGTGACAAGTGCGGCCGGGTCGGTCTTTTCGCTGAGCTGCTTGATGACGGCGGCCTGCTTGATGATCTTCACGTAGGCCTCGTAATCCTTGGCCTTGGCCTTGCAGACGCGCTCGCCGGTCTCTTCGTCGGTGGTGATATTAGTGTGTTCCCAGTCGCGGGCGGCGGTCAGCAGCTTCTCGAAGAGCAGGTTGCGCCAGGCTTCGGCACGCACATGGTCCACGGCATAGAAGAGGTTGATGCTCTCCCAGACGATGCGCTCGGCCACGTGGCGGGAGCACCCGCGGTCGGCTATGAGCCACGCCTGGGCCGACGGACGGCCCTCGCGCCTGACGATGCCTGCCGTGGAGAAAAGCAGGTCTTCATAGTCGCGCTCCTCGTCGCTGAGCTCGCCCTTCGAGCCGTCGGCGATGTAGTCCTGAAGCTTCAGGAAACATGATTCAGAGTAGTTACTCATAAAATAAGGCGGTTAAAACATGCTTAAGATCTATTCACCCAGCAAGTTGTTGATTTCCTGTAGCTTAAGTTCATATTCCTGAAGTTTCTGTCGGCGTTTGCCATCGAGATGTGGTTTGTCGCCTTTGCGGATCTCGGATTTCACACGCCAGATATTGTCCTTGGTCTTCTGCTGTTCACGGAGCAGGTCCTTGATACTGCTGGAGCGCAGGCGTGTCAGCTGCTGGAAATGGCGGAACATCGGATGCTTGCCGAGTACCTTGCCGTGCTTCTGGTAATATTCCATCTCACGGAAGATGGCCTGGTTGTCGAGGTAGGCATCGAGGAGTTTTCCACACACTGTGGATAACTCCTCAACCGATTCACACCCACGCAGTTGCGAGTATAGGTTCGAGTATTCGTGGTAGCGCGTGATGCGCTGTGTCACAAGGGCCTTCAGCTCTACGGGCGTCTTCGGGTCGTCGAGGAAGGGCCACTGGTCGCGCAGCTTCGGACTTTCCTTTGCAACGGACTGTACGGACCATGACGGACTTGCATGGTCCGTTACAGTCCGTATTGTCCGCGACTCAAACATGAAACGATTACGGAACCGCATCATTCAGGATAACGCTCTTCAAGGAATCTGACGACCGACCGCGGCCATTCCGTCCGTATGATACTCATGAAGCGCTGGGTCTTGGCCCACTGTCCCAATACTTCGGGCTTAGGGTTGTCGGAAGCCACTGGCATCAGCCAGTTGTCCTGGTTCCACTGTCGCATGATAATGGGCATCACCTTCGGATGGGCATACTCGTCGTACTCCAGGAACACGTCGAAATCGGCGTATGTCCCGATAAATTCAGGCAGCATCTTCAGCAGTACGGAACGGTACATGAGCTTTGGAGTCTGACATTCGCCGAGGGTCACACCATCGGGTGTCAGCACACCACGGCGACAGCCCAGCTCACAGAGGGTTGTGGGATTGAGCAGCACCATGTGGTCGGTCATCAGGACGATACGCTCGGAGCCCACCGCTTTGTTGAGCGTACGCAGCAATTCCTGGGCAAGTGTCAGCTCCGGATTGAATGCCAGGATGACCACCAGGGCGTCGGTACCGACGAGGTTTGCCTTGACGCTGCGGGCAACTATCTTGGCATATTCGGGATGACCGGCACTCGTCTCGGCTATGATGACGGTCACAGCCTCGCATCCTTCGCCGTCACGGGGTGCGTCAGGTCGTTCCATGTCTTCTCCGGACGGGGACTGGGTGTCAGGTGTCTCAACAGTCTCCACGGACTGAGTGTTCTCGGGCTGCTCTGCAGCGGTAGTCTTGGTTTCATCTTTTTCCATAATAATTTGATAATTAGTTTGATTCACGAAATACGTGATGCAAAGATAATTGTTAAATTGCGGTCGCAAAAAGACATGGAAAAAGGCTGATCAGTACGACCAGCCTATAAATCCGTGTTAATAATGTATTTGTTTTAAATGAAGTTCACCTGACTTAACTCCCTTGCAAAAACATGAATGGAATTCTGAATTTTCTGCTTGGTACGCTCTGACGGTACGCGGCGTCCTGTAACATAATGGCTTAATTGTCCTTGATTGACGCCGGTAATCCTGGACAGTCCTGCCAAAGAGAAGGCTTTGCAGTAGTAAGAGAGGAATGAAGCCATGTCGTACTCATACACAAACTCGACTTCCTCGAAATCCTTACCTTCCTCGGCATAATAACGCTTCATGTCGTCATAATTTATCTGAAAGGACTTAATGGCGTCTTCAGCAGTTTCGCCAGTGCCGGTGATTAGATAACTCATATCATCTGCGTCCATATATACACTATAGGTTCCGTCACCGGCACGCTCGATGATAGCTTTGACTTTTCTCATAAGTTTTTTAGTTCAAAAATCCGTATAGGTTTAATTAATAATGCTATTGTGAAGTTTTATAGGTAAAAGGTGGCGGGTTATTTCAAACCCGCTGCCTTTAGAATTACGTTTAGTGTCCCCGTTGCCACCTCTTCGCTTCCGTGATTGCTCATCTTGAAGTCTTTTCCTGTTTTCGGGCTGTGCCAGATGGGATGGCCATTCATCTGTTTTCCCGTGTCGTAGCAGCCGACCTTTTTTACCTTTTTCTCTAATTCATTATATTTCATTTAAATTGTTATTAACACGATGCAAAGATACGAAAATTAATATCAATATCCAAATGTTATCTTAAAAATGTTATTAATATTAATATCATTTAACTAAATGTGGTATCATAGCACAGAAAAAGTGGCACTTATCGCGAAATAAGTGCCACTTATTGGAGAATAACCTACGCCTGTTTACAAACCGCTGCCGATACCGAGGAACGTGTTGATCTCAGGGCTGTCGGTAGCGGGGATGGCGCTCTTGGCGATGACACCCACGGGCCACGTGCGCACCTCGGTCTTCAACTCGAAGTGGTTGTTATGGGCCTCGTTGGTGTCCTGCTCGTTGCCTGCCTGCATCGTCAGGGGAGCACAGGGGGTGCCGTACACCTTGGCGGTGGTCTCGCTGGCATCGCAGCCGATGACGATGGCACCGAGGTTGCCGTTCACGTTGTTGGCCTTGAATTCGGCAATCTCCAGATCGGTGCCTGGGTGGTCGAAGTTCACGTGGTGGATGAAGCCGCGGCTGTAGGCATCGCCTTCCACATCGTCGCCGGCATCGATGCTCGACTGGTTGACGAACAGGCCGATGGGCTTGGCATTGCCGACCATTGCGAGGGAGGAAACCTTCACACCCTTCTCGTCGCGGGCCATGGTGGCCTTGTCGAAGTCGAAGATGATGATGATGTTCTTCTTGCCGCGTGGCATTCCTGGGTTGCTGCCCTGCTTGGGCACGCTAACCATGCTGTATGCGTTGTCTGCCATAATGTTGTTTGATTATCAATTGTAAATTGTCAATTCTCAATTCTCATTTAGAGCGGAGCGCCGTCGCCCTGGACCTGTCCCTCACCGGCGCCTGCACTGGCGGTAGGCTTGGCGTACTTCGTGGCGGCTTCCGGAGAGATGTAGGCGAAGAGTGCCTCTGCGAGCCAGAAGCCCGTGCCTTCCCACCACTCGGCCATGATATCCACAGAGTAGTGGTTCTCAAGGAAGCGGAGCGTCACGTTCTGCGGGTTGTGCGACATGAGGTGCTTGAAGTTCTCCTTCGGGGTGATGAAGAAGCAGCCTGTGCCGCGCATACCCTCCAGGGGAGCGAAGGTGAACTTCGAGAAGTCGATCTTCGTGCGGTTCTCGCCGTCCTCGTTCTTCAGCCAGGGATATACCTTGCGGTAGGCACGCTGGTACTTCAGGATGAGGTTCGGGTCGCAGTGTACGAACATCTTCTTACGGGCATAGAGCGGGTACTTCTCGGAGATCTCATCGACGGCAGCGTCGATCTTCTCCATGATGTTCTGGTCGGTCAGGGTCACGCCAGAGAGCAGCCAGCGGATGTTCGACTTTGGATCGTTCTCACCGGCGGCAGCGTCGGCGTTGAAGAAGTCAACGAGCTGGGTCAGATAGCCGTCCATGGTCTCGGAGGGCGCAGAGGCGGTGTACTTGCCGTTGCCGTCGGCTTCCACCTCCTTGTAGCGGCCGGTGGCCAGGGCATCCTCGCGCTCTTCGTCGAGCTTCGGGAAGATGAGCTGCTGAAGGATATAGCGTACGATCGGCATCGACTGCAGGGTGCTGGCCTGCTCGTCGTACATGTAGCCGATGATATCCTCCATGATGTCGCTGGGCTTGATGGGCACGTTGAGCTTGCACTTGAAGTTCTTGATCGTCAGCGGCGTGAACTTGGCCTTGCCTGAAGGCGTCCACTCGGGCACGAACTGCTGCAGCACGGTGCCGATGATGTTGGCCTGGATGGCACGCACCTCCACCTTGTCGGTGATGACGCTCGACATGTACTGCGTCGATTCGGTCTGTCCGAACAGGCCGCGCATGATTTCCAGACGGTTCGAATCGACATACTTTCCGAACTCCTTCTTCAGTTCCTGCGTGTCAACGGTAGAGTCGCCGCTATAGGCGGCCTGCACCTTGCCCTGCATGTAGTCCACGAGGAAGCGGTTGTGCTTCAGGCTCAGGTCCACACCGGCAGCGACGGCTGCCTTCTCGAACTCAGAGACGGTCACCTGCTGGCCATCCTGTGAGGCAGGCTGCTTCTCCAGCTTGGCGATGGTGGCCTTGTAATCCTTCTCGGAGGCCTCGAGAGCCTCGATGCGCTTCTTCAGACGGGCGGTCTCTACACGTCCGGCCTCGAGCTCCAGCTTCTCCTCGGCAGAGAGAGTCAGGTTGACCTGTTCGCCGTCAACCTCCATCTTCGAGAGGTCGGCCTTGAAGCCCTCAACGAACTTCTCGCCGTACTTCTCCTTCAACGTCTGCTCTTGCTCAGCGGTGAGGAAGAGCTTGCCGTTGTCGTCTTTTGCGAAATTCTGGATGCCGAGGACCGACATGACCCAACCGGCAACCATCTTGAATTCTTTCTTCATAACTAACAAACTAAATAACTAAAAAACTGTTCACTGTTCACAATTTTGCTGCGTATCGTTCCAGCTGCATCGATGCACTGAGGCGGCGCACCTCCTCGGTGGCCATGTCGGCAGTGCCGACCTTATCGATGAGCCCTACCTTCAGGGCGTCGGCGGCAAAGAACATCCTTCCGGCAATGATGCCGTCGGTCTTCAGGTCAAGATTCTTACGGTGGGCCTTGACGGCCTCCTGGAACTGACGGGCCAGGGGATTGAGCGTCTCTTCCTTGATACTCTTGTAGTCGCCCTTCAGGGCAGCCTCGAAGGGAGCGTTCTTGTAACTGCTCAGGTCGGAGTAGATGGTGTGGACCTTGATGCCCTTCTGCTCGTAGTACTTGGCGTAGTCGGGGAACTGCATCATCACGCCGATCGATCCGAACTCGGCCGAGATGGCGTTGTCGGCCACGATCTCGTCGCAGTGGCAGGCCACGTAGTAGGCGGCACTCGCGCACAGGTCGCAGCTGGCCACCACGGGCTTGTTCAGACTCTGGGAAAAACGGATGGCATCGAGCATCGGGGCGATGGCATCGACGGCACCACCGCCGGAGTCGATGTCAAGGCGGATGCCGATGATCTTTCTGGAGGCGGCTGCCTCGCGGATCACGGCGGCGATCTCCTCGGTGCCGTACGAACACATGGTGCCCTCCTTCAGCATGTCGCCGCGCAGGCTGACCACGGCGACGCTGCCCTCCGGGGCCTTATTGAAGTCGCCGGTGCTGGCCTTCATCTCAGGGGTGATGGCCGCCAGCAACAGCGGCGTCTTGTCGCTGAGCTTCTCGGCGGAGAACTCCGCCACGTCGCGTTCCAGGAACTTGTCGATCAGCACGGCCTGGGCGTCGATGCGGCGCAGGTCGATGAAGAACGGCTTGTTCAGAATGGTGTAGTATAATGTAGAAAACGCCATAATCCTCAAATAATTACGGCACAAAGTTATATATAATAAGGTGTAAGGGCAAAGACCGCCGTTAAGACGCTGACGGGCTGTTATGGGCGGTTATGGCTGATAATCATTTTCGTGAAGCCACGAAAAAGGTGTACCTTTGCATCCGGAAAAAACGGATTGAAAACTATGAACGATCATTTCTGCATTCGCCAGTACGGGCGCACGGAACTTGCCCAGCTCTACAGCCCTGATATCACACCCGAAGCGGCCTGGAAGAAACTAAGGCTCTGGATCATCCATTTCCCTGGTCTCACCCAGCAGCTGGAGGCCCTCGGATACCAATCTCGCCAGCGGGTGTTCACACCGGCACAGGTCAGAGCCATCGCCGACGCCATCGGGGAGCCGTAGAAGGGGCGGGATCTGACAGGACAAACTGGTAGGTTGAAGCCACGCGGATTTACGTTTTTTTAACCCTAAAAAGATACGGATCTTACGCTCATGCCTCTGAAAGTTCTTCAGGAGCGCATCTTCGGCATCGATGCCAAGGGTGTACTTCCTGGCGAAACGGGCCACTGCCTCCTTCTTCGTCACGGAAGGGGAATACTCCATGACGTTCTCCACGTAATGGTGGAACTCCCAGTCGAAGAGCCGCTTCAGCTCACGGTTGATCACCCGGGCGTTGCGGGGACTGATGTAGTTCCAGTAGAGGGGATTCTTACGCAGGCCGCTCTCTGGGCTGCGACGGTCGGGCAGGTGGATGAGGAGGTTCCCCTCCGGCGGATCGACAGGCCGGCTGACACCGATATGCCAGCGTTCCAACGGCCACTTGGCCATGAGATGCCAGACGCAGTGGTAGAGGTTGAAGGAGCTGGGAATCAGGATGCCTCCAGTCTTCGGGTCCATATCGAACTTCTGCCTGGCATACTGTGCCAGGTATGCCTCTACGCGGATCCGCGCCACGCGCTGCCTCGGGTGTTGCTGGTGCTCCATCTTGTGGGTTGATTGTTATTCAACTGCAAAAGTAGTGTTTTTTATCGACAATACCGTAAATTTTCGCGCAAAAGTATGAATTACCCAATCGTTTTTTTTCTGCATTGTGGGTTTTCGGCCGATTTTTCTGTATTTTCTGTAAACAACTGTATCGGAAAGCTAAAATGCCGATAAACAGAGGGGTTCTGGAATGGCGGATGTTTACAGATGGAGCTGTATGCCGGTCTGTATCGCCCCCTTCCTCCTGTATTTTAGCCGAAAGGCTGACTTCTCGCGTTAAAATCTGTAAACGGCGGTTTCACATCCTTTATACAAATATACAGATTATCTTTTTAAAATACAGATTGGATTTGTATATCTGTATATAAGAAAATGGCTGCAAATGCCGATAAACACAAGGTTTTTTCACGTTTTGCAAATTGGAATATACAGATATACAGATGTTTTGCACATTCAGAGAGAGGGGAAAGGGGAGAGAAAAAACGGCCGCTAAGGCGAATATGACACAAAAAAGGTGGCCACCGCATCCGTATATGGGATATTGGTGGCCACCCGGAAAGAACCTTCAAACAGGTTAGAAAAGAAATATTATTTTGAGGGATCCCCCCAGATGTCCTGCATGGACTGCTTCAGGCGCTGTTCCTCTGCCTTGGTGCGCAAGTGGATCATCTCCAGCTGTACCAGCTCTCCGCTGTTCGGGTCGCGCGAGTTCTGGATGTTGCGCCCCTGCGTGTTTAGCAGGTCTGACGGGTTCAGGGCATAGATCCATGGCGCCCATTTGGAGAAGGCCTTCAGACGGCCCGTAAAGCGCTTCATGGCGTCCTTCGTGCCGGGGCAGTCCTTTAGGTAGGTCTCATAGACGGTCTTTCGTACCAGCTGGCGGTTGACGTTCGGACCGTCGGGGGCAAAGAAGGTGGTGGCCCACTCCTCGAACTGCGGGCCCATCTCGGTCTTCAGCTTGCGCTGGATAATGTTCTGCATCGGAGGGAGTACCTTGACGGGCTTCATGGAGATGGAGAGGTAGAACTGCTCACACTGCATCAGCAGGTTCAGGTCGGCATTCCATTCGTCCTCTGTATAGAATGAGTCGAAGAGGTTCTTCTGGAAGTCATCGTAGATGGTGCGGCTCTCCTGGTACTCAAACGGGTTCTCTGCCGTGCGCTGGTGATAGTAGTCGGAGAAAGTCACGTAGAGCATACGGGCGTCGCTCGAGGCGTCGAAGTCGCCGGGCACGTAGTTGGTGGAGAAAAGGAACTTGGGGGAGTTGCTGAAAGGAATGGTGTAGGGTGTGAGGCCCTTGGGGTTGACGCGCATGTCGCCGCTGATCAGGTTGTAGAAGTCCTTGACGCTGGTGTACTGGTTGATATCCTCGACGCGTACCATGCGGGTGTAGCGGGTCACGTCTGAGAGGGCGTGGGTATCCTTCTGCAGGTCGAGCACCTTGCCGTCAAGGGTCGTGATGTCCAGGTGAAGCAGCTGCTTCAGGGCTTCGGTGAAGAATGACTTGCCGCTGCGGCCGTTGGCCTCGTTGGTCTCGGCTATACGGTTGTCCATCAGGAAGGCGGCCCACGTCCGGCTGGGACTCTTGTAGGCGTGCAGCAGGTAGCCGAGGGTGAAGAGCTTGTTGGCCAGGCACTGTGCCTGCTCCTCGCGCTGCTGGTCGGTCAGGTATTCGCCTGCGATCTCGAAGGGGTGCATCTCCATATAGGCCCGCTGGGCATCGGGACTCCCCGGGAACTGCTCCTCGATCTCTTGGCGCCAGTAGAGGCGAGAGGTGTTGATGAGGTAGCCAAAGAGATGGCTTGATGTGGGGTCGGTGATCTCTATCTTGAAACGCGGCGTCTGCCCGTCGCTCATCGTTTCGCCGGGTACCCACTCGATGCGGAACATCGGTGGCAGCTTGCGGAAGTCGTGCGGGATGACGGTCTGACTCCAGACGCAGGTGTCAAGAGAATGCTCACGATAGAGGTGCAGCTCGTAGTCTTCGCCGTGACAGTGTACCAGGCCGTTGCGGAAATAGAAATCCTGTGTGCGGGCGGTGTAGCTGGTGAAGTCGGGATCGACGGTGGTGAGGGCGGAGAGGTAAGCCGGGGTAAAGGCCACATCGGTCAGGATCAGGTTCCTTACACCGTGCTCCAGACGGATGAGCGTGTCCTGGCGCAGCGTCTCACCCGGACAGTCGGGATCCTTGGCGCCCATCGCCCAGCGGCGCACAAAGTCCCGCACATCTCGCGGGCGTTTCCTATATACGATGTTATCTTTCACGCGCACCAATTGCGGCTCGTCGTTGTTCTCGTCTCGCAGGATGGCAAAACCGTGCAGCCTGAGGAACTGGTGCAGGCAGGTGGCATCAATCTTGTGGCGGCGGTCGCCGGTCTTCTGGTTTGTGGTGGTCACCCAGAACTTCGCCTCGACTGCACGGTCCATCAGGTCGTAATAGTCGGCCATGGTGGGGAAATACTGGCACCAGTCGCGGAAGTCCTTCGAGGGGCGTCCGCGGTTGTCCTTCATCTCCTTGAGCGATTCGGGCAGCCAGCAGGTCTTCATCTCCATGTATTTCAATGCCTGGGCAGAACCGCGGGCAATGCCGGTCTGGTCAAGGTCTGGGATATTTGTCAGCTCGCCGGCATAGCGGATGATGTTCATGTAGTCCTGCTGGTCGAGACGGGCGGTCTCTGAGTTAAGCCATACGGGACAGTCGCCACGGGCGGCCACACAGAGGGCGTCGCGCTCGCCGCTGCAGAGCACGGCGCGGTAGTAGCGTGTCACGCCGCGGTCTACGCCTGGACGGGGGATGTCGCAGAGCTTCTTGGTCTGCCAGCTCTCATCCTCCTCGCTCTGCTGCTTGTTAAATTGCTCGTGGGCCTTGCGGAGCTCAGCCAGACCGTTGATGTAGTTGGCCGGCTTGGCGCCCTCCGGGAAATACATGAAGCGCCATTTCTTGTCTGGCTCATAAGGCCTGTACACCTTATAAAACCTGTCTGGCCTGCCTTCCTCCGGATGATCCACGAAGCACTCGCGGAGGAAGATGGGGAACGTGTCGTTGGAATGGAACTCCTTGATGCGACGGTCTTTCACCTTACCCAGCCACTCTAAGGCGTGCCAGTGGAGGCGTTCGCAGACGTCGCGGGTCACCAGCGGGCCGAGGATCTTCAACTCGCGGTCGGTGAACTCACGGATCTCGTAGTACCACTGCCCCTCCTGCTCGTCCTCGCGGGCGGCACGCTCCACCACGCGGGCGAAGTTCTTGTCCGGCGACAGTTCGTCACGGATGCCGAATTCCTGGGCGATGGCCAGCACGGCAGCACCGAAGCGAGAGCGGTCCCAGCCATGATAGCGCATCCACGCATCGATGGCGTTCAGATCCTCATCGTCGCCGCCGAAGTCGTGGACCACCCAGAGACCGGCCTTGTTCTGGCGGATGGTGGCGCTGGCGGTCTTCTCCGAGAGGCGCATCTTGAACTGTTTCTTACTGTTCACGCAGTCCTTGGCCTGCGGATAGAGATCCAGGAGGATATCGAGACCTTGCCTGGTCTCATCCATCACACGTTGTCTGTCAATCATATTGTTGCATTTCTTTTCTTTCCGTTCGATTGCAAATGTACTCACTTTCCGGAATGCGGAAAAGTACATGCCCGGCTACAGATTTACAAGTCCTACACTTTTTCGGGTCAGATTACGGGGGGGGACGAACTCCAGACGTTGTTCACCCGTGTACAGCTGCATACGATACAGCGAATAGCAGGCTTTCTTGCGGTGGCGGGCATGGTCGCGCCGTGCCTTCACCAGCAGCTCCTCGGCCTTCCAGCGGGAATGCGGCTTCGAGACGGCCTCGCGCTCACCGGTGAGATTGTTCACGGCCGTTATCACGTACCTCGGTTCCTTCATATTGGCAGCCATACCTCCTCCGCTGTTTCGTCATCATCATGAAATACCTGCGCATCCTCCAGACGCTGCCACAGCAGCTTCTTCTTCGCGGCCATAGCATAACTGTGCTCGGTGTTAGCTCCGTCGGACTTGTCCCAGTCGTCGAGAAAATAGACTGCATCCTTCGTGGCCAGGACCATCAGGTCGCGCAGCAGGCAGTAGCCGTAGAAATCGGGGAACGTTCCCTCGATCCATCGCTCTTCAAGCCTGCGGTCTTTCTCGTACCACTTCCTCAATGACTCTTGCCACTTCTCGCTGGTCGGGTTGAAAACCTCGAAGCCCTTCGCCTTCAGCATCTCCTCCGCCCGGGCGAACTTCTGGCGGGTGGTGTCGCTGATCACCTCCTCGCCGATCTTTCCACTGATATATACTCTCATAATCCGTTCAATCCGTTGTCGTTACTCAAACTTTAGGTCAAAGTCAGGGTCGCGCCGGTAGTCCAGGTACTCAGGATGGCTCACGACGGTGCACCCCTCCTGGTTCGGGTTGATCTCAAAGATGAATCCGCGCCCCGTGGCATCCCACATCAGGTGTGTCAGCTCACCCATACGGGCATAGACGGCGGCCACACCGCCGTTGACCTGGTAGGAGAACTTCGTGATCTCCAGCCCATGTACTCCTAAGGCCTCGATCGCCGTCTCAAAATCTATTGTTTTCATTATTCTTCCAGTTTTTAGCGTGCCACCGGGAGGAATCGAACCTCCGCTCATCCAACGCTCTTCAGACACGAACCACATTGTCACCTTGTGGCCGCTGACCTTATTCCCGTTCCGGGTTGCTCCATTTACCCGGATTTCAGTGGCAGGTGCCTGTCTTTCCAGGCTGTCATCCCAGGACCTCACTTATCATTCGGACCTGTATGGGGCGCCGGCTTGGTCGCTGCCGGCTGGACGCCCTGTTCTCGTCTGTCATCGGTTTAATGCCTTTGGTCCGCTGGCGTCATATCAAAAAAATTGAAGTTGACTGTTGAAATGCAGCCACCGCCACCAAGGTGGTAGGCGAGGCTCTTACTGACCTCCAGTGGGGCAGTGGCTGCGGCCAAGCACCCAAAACGCTTTGTCAGGGCCATTCTGGCGGCTTAGGCTTCCTGCGAGAACCCCTATCTTTCACTTTTCACTTCTCACTTTTCACTTCTCACTTCTTTGTGGTACCATGCCGACAGCTCCGTCGTGGAGCGCAGGCTCAGCTTCGCAAGGATGTTCTGGCGGTGGCGGTCGACGGTGTTCTTCGAGACCGACAGCCGCTCGGCGATCTCCCACGACTGCAGGCCGTCGGCCAGCAGGGGCAGCAGCTCCAGCTCACGGGTGGTCAGACCCGTGTTCAGCTTCGGGCGGCAGATCACGCACTCGTAGCGACAGTCGCCGCTGCCCATCAGCGGGCACTGCATCTGCTCGAAGTGCAGCCTGCCCTCCGCGTCAATGTCGATCGTCTGGGTGTCGTAGCTGCCCAGGTTGCAGCGGATGAAGCGGCTCGCCATCCGCCACTCGTAATAGGGGCGGTTCCTCTCCGAGCGACTGTAGAGGTCGCTCAGGGCGACGAAGGCCTCCGGGTAACGGGTGCGTATCAGGTCCAGCAGGGCGCCTACTAAGTCGCGATCCTGCTCCATGAGCTCTCTCACCGACTCACCTTGCCGCTTGTACAACACGCACCCGTCGGGGGACTTGAAAAACTCTATGCTTGTCAGGTTTTCCATCCGAGGGCCTCCTTATGCTTTTGGTTCCGGGAACAATTCGCCCTCCGGCATGTTCAGAACACCGGCTATCACCTTGCGGTCGAGGGCACTCGGCGATGTGCGACCGGAAATCCAGTTGTAGACAGCCAGCTCACTCTTGCAGCAGGCCTCGGCAATCTCAGTGATCTTTGCCGCCTTCTCGCTCACTTTCTCAGTCGAAAGACTGTTCATGTAGTCACTAAACACCATTTACTTATTATTTTTCCTTTAAAAATTTTTGTTTTTAGAATAAAATTACTACCTTTGTGGCAGAAATTAAAGATTTACGGTGCAAAGATAATACATTTCCGATAAAAAACAATATATTTCGGGTAAAATTATCAGATTTAGACCGTAATTTAACATTTATTGGGTAAGATGGGCGATTTGAAGACCGTAAATGACAGGATTAAATACATCATCGAGCATGAAGGCCATACCGTGGCCACCTTTGCCCGAAAGTGTGGCGTGTCCGATAGTACGCTGCGAAATCTGTTGTTGAGGGGTTACAATCCTGGCTATGATCTTACAGTCGCAATCATCAACGCCGTTAATCAGCCCTGGTGCGATGCCAACTGGCTCGTCATGGGTCAGGAGACCAAGCCCGCCATCGAAGACCAGGACACAAAGAAACTCCTGAAGCTCATCGCCGACCAGCAGCGCACCATCGAGGAGCAGCGCAAGCGTATCGACGTACTCACTGACCGTTTGCTGGCTCCTGAAGCCGGAAACAAGTCGTAATATTCATTAAACTCGGACAAATATGGGACAAAATAGGTAAAAAAGAGGCATTTTGGACTACGTAAACATTGGCTTTCAGCTCCCCCTCTGTCCGAAAAAAAGTCCAGTAATCCCGACTGAAAAAGGGGTAACGAGTTGAAAATCAACAAGTTACCCCGATTTTATTTAAAACACTCGGACAAGACTCGGACGGTACGTTTAGGGCAGAAATGCCATGCGGGAGGCCGCAAAACGGAAAATTCTGGGCTCGCCAGAGTTAAATAGAGTTAAAAAATATGTTGTACGTAGTCTGCTTCGGTAAAATGAAACAGACAAAAAAATGACTTTTTCAAATTCGGAGATCATCAAGTCGGTGCGGGGATGGACCATCCCCCAGGCCCACTATGGCAGGGAGCAGTACATCAGCTTCCTGGCGTTCGACCCCTTGACTGGCAAGATGAAGCGCAAGAAAATCATGCTTGGGCGGATGCACGTCGCCCATGGGCGGCCCACCCGGGATCAGCGCCGCCGGGTGACGGACATCATCAAGCGGCTGACGGAGAAGCTGGAGCAGGGGTGGAACCCGTGGATAGAGGCAGGGTCTGCACTGGAGTACACGGACGTCAGGGAGGTGATGGGCCGCTACCGCGACTACCTGGAGCGGCTGGTGAAGGACGACGACATGCGCGAGGAGTCGCTGGCGAGCTACCTGAGCTACCAGCGGATGCTGCACGAGTGGATGAAGGACCACCACCTTATTTATATATACCAGCTGAGCCGCGAGGCGGTGGGCGCGTTCCTGGACTACGTGTTCGTTGAGCGCAACAACACGCTGCAGACCAGGAACAACTACCTGGCATGGCTGAAGACCTTCAGCCGGTGGCTGCTGCAGCGGTGCTACCTGAGCGAGGACCCGACTGCCGGGATGCAGGCCGTGCAGCGGCGGTCGAAGAAGAAGAACCGCTCGGTGCTGAGCGACAGTGCCCTCCGCCGGCTGCACGAGTGGCTGGAGGAGCACAACCGCCACTTCCTGCTGGCCTGCCAGATGCTGCACTACCTCTTCATCCGTCCCCACGAGATGTCGTACATCCGCATCGGCGACATCCACGTGAAGGCGCAGACGCTGGAGCTGCACGGCGAGAACACGAAGAACCGCGAGGACGCGATAGTGACGCTGCCCGTGAGGGTGATACGCCTGATGGTGGAGCTGGGCGTGCTCGAGAAGCCGTCGGGCTGGTATCTGTTCGGCGAGGGCTTCCAGCCGGGGCCGGAGAGGAAGAGCGAAAAGCAGTTCCGCGACTACTGGACGCGCACCGTCAGGCAGGAGCTGGGGTTCCCCGAGCAGTACAAGTTCTACTCGCTGAAGGACACGGGCATCACCAACATGCTCAGGGCGAACACCGACGTGCTCTCGGTGCGCGACCAGGCGCGCCACTCGAGCATCCTGATCACCGACACCTACACGCCGAAGGACATACAGGCCGCCAACCGCGAGCTGACCAACTACGAGGGGGAACTTTGAGGAGTGAAAAGTGAAAAGTGAAAAGTGAAAAGCGAGGAAACCCGTGCGATCCTCGCGGACGGCACGGGCTGGGACGGTCTTTTCAGACAAAAAAATGAATGGGGTAGAACTATTGCGCTGGTTGTCGCTTGGTGCCGACATCCTCGCCGAAGCGGATGAAGGCGTCGCACAGGCGCCGCAGCTCCCTGAGTCCGTCGAGGGAGATGGCGGGCGTATCCTGCTGGTTGATCACCACCTGGTACATGTAGACCAGGCCGTCGTTGCCCGCCATCGAGGCGGTCTCTATCTGGATGAGTTCGTTGTTCTGTGTCATGGGTCTATCCTTGAATGATTGCTGCCAGGAACATGATACCGAAGGCAAAGGCCACGCAGAGAGTCGCCTGGGCGAAGAGGATGATCGTAGGGAGGGCGCGGGAGAGGGCGCGGGCGGCGCCGATCTCCAGGCGGTCGATGGCGGAGGGCTCCGCTGCCGGGGCTTCCTGCCACTGGATTTCAAGTTGGGTTGCTTGTTTCATAACTGTTGCTTTTTTAATGCTGTTAATAACTCTTTTCTCTTTGGCAGCGCCCCAGCCTCGGGGAAAAGGGGAGGCGGCTGTCAGTCCCCGTTGTCTAGTCGATACTTACATCCTGGTGTGGGCGTAATTTTCGCGGAAACCTCCAGCCGCCATGCTAAGAGTATTGGGCATTAAAAAAGCCCTGCTTTCATTGAGCGGGCGTTTGACTGGTTGCCCTTCCAGGATACCTCGGTATCAACTAGACGCTGCAAAGATACGGCGAATTTTATTAATATACAAAAAAAAAACGCTAAACAATGTTAAAGCAAACGTTTTCGTCCTGAAAATGTTTTCTTCGCGCGCGATATATTAATAATGTGGCGCGAAAAAGCCGGAGCATTAATGCCCCGGTTTCTTTTTGTTTTCTTTCATGTTGTTTCAGTCGTTGTTTTAGAATTTTACTAATTCAAGTTTCTCCACCAGTCCGTCGAATTTCTCCTGGATTAAATCCTTCTGTCTGTTGCTCGCCTTAGCAAGACCACTTTTGTACTTCCGCATAAGAGACGGATTGATACCAAGGCTCTTCGCCAATTCTGAAGCATTGATAAACGGGAAGCTCATAAAGAAAGCCGACATGTCGTACCTGTACTCTACTTCAAGATCGCTTGAATACCATTCAGGATAGGTTCCTTTCTTCTCTTTGTAATAGTCGGCCTGTTCCTTAATCTGTTCCACAAAGTCATTCTTTGCTTCTTCCTCCGTGAGCCCGTAACCTGTTACGGGGATCACTTCCTCAAGTGCATAGATGCCGTAACCGCCGTCACTTGCCTTTTCTATGACACCGACCAATTTGCTTGCCATAATAATAAAAAAATTAAGTTGTTTTAATTAATAATGTATCTCTCTTTTGTTCATAAT